GTGATCCAAGAAGTCAGGCGGCACCGGCGCGATGTGCCAGACGTTGTTCGCGATGTCCATCGTGAAGAGGCGGTTGATGGGATACTGGGCAGCCGTCTTCTCGGCTTCAGAGCGGCCACGGTAGATTAGCCCGCCGGGCTTGCGAAACACCAGGATGTACTCGGTCATGATATTGGGGTAGTAGTAGCCGGGGTATGGCTTCTGGATGGTGACACCGGCACGTTTGACACCGGCGGTGCACTTGTGCCAGATGATGTCCTGGTGGAAGTCCCAGCCCTTGTCGACCAGGCGAGCAACCAAATCAAAGGGCACTGGGTAGTGAGTCCCATCCAGGAGGACGGTGCCGACCACGATAGCGCAGAAGCCGCCGGGCTTCGTGACACGCAAGACCTCATTACCGAAGATGCGTGCCAGCCAGTCAAGATAGTCGGCGTAGCTCACATAGCCACTGGTGTAAGCGCGCGTGCGGAAGTGCTCGCGCTTATCCGAGGCGTGGATGTCGTAGTCGATGGCGTTCCAATAGGGGGGTGAGGTGACCGTCAGCGCCACGGCGCCGTCGGCGAGTTCGTTCATATTCTCGCAGGAGTGGTGGTAGATGTGGTCTATTGTATTTCCTCCAAGGGAATGTCAATGCCGACTACTTTGAGCGCGGTCAGGGCGATAGCCAGCGGGAGTGGGCCATATGTGGGTTCTTCATCCCTGACCCATACTCGCCAGAGCATGCTATGTGGATCGTACTCCACTTTGATTGGCGTATGATATTTGCTCACATGTTTTATGATTTCTATAGCATGTTCTGCGTTTCTGGAATAGAACGGGATTGGAACCTCTGATGAGCATGGAAGGTAGATTGTCTCTCTGCTGGAGATGTGATGGGCATCGTCTGCATCTGTGACATAGTAGCGGGCCTCGTCGTATCCCCAGGTGCAGGGCATAAACCGCACACGCATGTTACCGAACACATAAGCTTCGACCAGCAGGTCGATCTCCTCATATACCATTTCCTACTCCTCGATTAGTTTTACAATGGTGGTTTCAATGCAATCTTTTGCATCTTCAGTCATATGTCGAGTATTTCCCCATGCAGTCTGGGCAATAGCCCTCCTCGTCCATCTCACACGAGTCCCACCAGTAACAACACCCGGGACATCGCTCCACATCCTCTTTGAGAAGGATATCCTCAACATTCCTTTTGGGGAGATTGAACTCGCTGGCGATTGCAGCTACTGAGAGCACCGTTCCGCGTACATACTCGGCCATCTCCTCAGCTGACTTCTTAGTGATCATAGTTCCATTCCGGGTTCTCGTCGAGAACCTTCTGGATTGCTTCTGTCTCCGGTGAGACTGGCATCAGCCCGGCCCTGCTTAGCCTGTACTTGAGCAGGGCCATGATGAACTCGAAGACCCACCTGTCAAACACTGCCCACTTGCCATATGATTCTTCTTCATAGATATCAGCGATGATAGCCAACAGCTTGTCGATTGGCAGTCTGAACGCTCGTGCTGCGTACATGCGCTTCCACTTGGTGTTGAGTTTCATCTCGAAAGCCTCGCTATATCATACTTCCCGTGCTGGTCATGGCAGTCTCTCCATGTACTTGGTGACGATCCCGGGGTAGCCCACCTCGTTAAGCCACGTATCGATGGCGTCCGGTGCAATCTTATGGAGCATGGCTGTGATGGCTGCTGTCACTTCGTGAGTCTCAAGTTGTGCCTCAGAGATGACTCGCTCGGCGATGAACACCATCCAGTTCTTGAGGCTACCCTTCATGCGGAAGGTGGTCATGGTCGCTAGAGGTAGGACCATTCCTGCGATCTCGGGTTTGACGTTATCCGCAAGCAACCACTGGTAGGTTTGGACACTGCTCCGGACCGACTCACAGAATGCCTCCTTGAGGCATGGTGGGAGACTGGGCACGTATACCTCGATGTCCTCGGTTGCCTGCCGCTCCATGTAGGAAAATGTCCGGTGGCGCATGATCTGACGTGCCACAAAGATCGGGACACGCAGCTCGAAGACCACATCTATGAACTCGGACAGTGAGGTGTACCCCTGATTTTGCAGTTTCTGAACTGGCCCGATACCTCGGGAGTGGGTGAGTAGTTCGACAGTCATCTGATCAAGCACTGTAAGCTTCATCCCCTCGATGCGATTCATTGTCCCCCCTGTAACAGCGCGATCATGGCGATGCAGATCGCGCATACCAGTACGATGAATGCAACTCTATCCCCGGTCTCCATCAGCCTGGTTCACATCGAGCTCCGGGGCCATGGCCTTTCCCCCTTGAATCCGCTCTGGTACCATGCGCGCATCCGACAGTCTGGGCAGATGTCATGTCCTTCCTCGTATGCCCAGCGCTTTGTTGCAGCGATTTTGCGCGCTTCGTCCTCAGTACATGGGACCTTGCTGCGCCGCAAGACCCACTCCGTCCCGCATCTGGAACATCGGATACGTGTTGCATAGCGTATCATGGTATCTGCCTCCATGCCTTGCCATCCAATAGGTGGCCGGCATTGGCAACACGATAGGATTTGGTGCCATCCGGCCACTGATATTCTCGACACTTGAGTATCCACTCGTCAGCGAACGCCTGTTCGTGTATCCACTCTCCCATGTGTTTCAGGAAGAATGGTGTGCCAGTCTCCATGCATTGGTCTCTCAGGTCACGTACCCATTGCGGGTGCATTGGACGGGCCTTTGGGCCGGTCTCACCACCGCAGATAACCCAGTCGACGCCTGGCCATTTTGGATTGCAGTGGCGGCAGTTGCCGAAGTTGCAGTCTTCCGGTAATCGAACTGGTCCCAGCATCGGTTCGACTGAAACGAACCGGTTGGCAACTGGCATGCTTGCCAGGAGAGGTAGCCGCTCCTCGGTGGTGTCCTGGTCCTCGACGGAGACACCGAACCACACGTTCTCCAGGCTGAAGCCGGGGTGCTCATTCCACATTGCTACGCACTCAGCCATGCGCGCCGGTCGCTTGGTGAGCAGGTAGTATGTGTGCTGCGGGGCTGTTATTGTTGCCATGTGCAGAATGTCGTAGATGAACCCCACTGGCACGTGATGATGGAACAAGTCGCCCATCGAGACCACGAAGATGCGCTTGGGCCTCTTGACCCTGGCAGGTTCATCCAACCGCTCGGGGTGCAGTGTCACCTGGAATGGGTTGTCCTTTGGATACCCAACTCGGCCGGCCAGTCGCCTGGCCATACGTGACGCATAGCAGTTGGTGCATCCGTCACTGACAGGTGAACAGCCGGTGACAGGATTCCACACGTAGTCACACCAGTCGATCTTCGTCCTTTGCATGCTTCGACTCCCAGTATTGCCTCTTCCTTTGTTTCATAGCTCTTCCAAGAGGGTGGCTGTATCGGCGGCCTGTTTCTCGATCTCGCGCAGGGTCTTGATCAGGCGAGTTACATCAGCTTCGTCGGCTACCCAGAGTATCCATGACTGGCCCTCATCATCGGTGTCGCCCATGACCAGGCATCGCGATTCGTCCTCGAATGTGAGGCGGTAGAGATAGGGTGCGCCCGGGACATCGCACAGGCACTCTTCATCGAAGTCAAACTCATTCCCTTCGCACAGCAACATCAGGGCGGTGATGAGGCTGGTGTACTGGTCGCATGCATAGATTTCGGGGTTGCTTTGCTCCAGCCAGATCTGGAAGTCGATGGCTTTCATTTGAGTCTATTCATCCAGACCAGGAAGATTGTCAACAGACCGATACTTATCAGCATCTCACTCATCTCTGTGTCTTCCGCAGCGATGGCATATGCTACTGCAGTTGGTGGCCCCACAGTCGGAGCAGACCCAGAACGGTTTCATCGCGATTCTCCTTTCATTGAACTGAGCAGGTTCTCGACGAGAACCCGTGTGTCGGGATGCAAGACCATACTTGCTCCGTTCTTGGCATACCATCCGCGTGGGTCGCTGTTGCCATTGGCCAGGCCAGCACCAATCCAGTCGGCTACCATCTCGCGAACGTAGCGCTCTGGCATGGGTAATGGGTCCAGTGATCCTCCATTTCCGATACTGACCCAGGCATGCCAGTGATGCTTGTTTCTCTGGTGCGACAGCCATGCTTTCTTGAATGTGACCGGCTGTGCGTTGGGGTCATATGCCCCAGATGCATCCCGACGCTTGATTGGGCTTCCGTCCTCTGCATAGAAGTGGCAGGCGTAGGGGACCCACTCACATGGCGTGAGTTTGGTGAGGTCATGGGCAAACGCAAGCCAGATAGGAACACCTAGCTTGAGGCATGCCAGGAATACAAACCACTTGTGGCGGAAGACATAACGAGCGTAGGCAAGGTGCCTTCTCATTGCTCTCTCCGTTTCTTCAACCTTGCAGCACGCAAGATACGCCTGGTGATCTTGGCTGCTGGGTTCACCCCCTCTGGATGATTCGGCCACGCCCCATACTCATCAACCTGAATGTCCTTTCCATTGATGACGAACGTCACTGCGTGACAGGGAATCTCTTCCTCGGCGATACCCTGGCGAACGCGATCGAGTGCGAGCATAGTCCCCAAACGATAGGTGCGATGATCATTGCGTAGTGCTGTCGGTTTGAGGTGGTTGTGATACAGCCACTCGATGTTTTCGTCCGCTACGCAGATACCATGCTTGTCATAGTGAATGGTGAGCATTCTCTCCCTCGTATAGTTGGCCCGGCCGGGGCCGGGCATGTCCTACCCGTGGGTCGACATTGACCAGGATATCTAGTGAGGTGTCCTTCATGCTGTCTTACAGCTTGATTGTATGGTCATCGCGTCCCCGGCCGCGTGTGCCTACAACCTGTTAACCATGCTCAGAATACCTGTTCGTTCTCATATTGGGCTTCCAGATGGGCGTCCGGTGGTATCTGTTCCTCTTTCAGCCATGCCTCGAACTCCCCCCAATCTTCATCATTGAAGAATACCTCTACGTCCTCACACATTCTCTACCAGCTCTCCTTCCAGCAGTCTGAACACTCTAGAGGGCAGTCTGGCTGCCCCATGCATTCCCAGGTCTCGCCGCAGTACTCGCGCACGCCGTAGATGTCGCTGGCACTGACCTTGCCCCATAGCCACACGTAGCGTACCTGGTATTGCAAGTCCAGGTACTCACATCTCAGGCAGGTGCAGGTGTAGTAGTAGTCGTGCCAGGCGTAGGCGTTACTGGCGACAAGAAGCAGCAAAGCAAGCAGGATTATCTTCTTCATGGTTAGAATCCCAATGCCTCTCGCACTGCCCCGCGCCGTCTGAGGGCATAGGCAAGCGCGTTGCGATGACCGTTTTCGTCCAGGTTGTTTATGGCGCGATAGGTGAGATAGTCTCCGACAAAGGCAAGCTTCTCTGCTTCATGCTTGGCGGCTGTGCTGGATAGGATTAGGTCGGAGAACACATCGCTGTAGGCTTCGCGGGCAATGATGTCCTCCCACTCGTCGTGGGAGGTTTCCTTTAGTCGCTTGACCAGATTACACATCATCCTACCTCCTCAGTGCATAGCCGGCGATGACTTGGGCCGCTATGTTGGATACCGCCCTGACGTGATCGGCGGTGGCATCGGGTGTATCGAATCTGGCATGGGCCATCTCATGGAGAGCGGTGCTGATGGCACTCTCAGGTTTGGACAGGATATGCCTGGAGATGCCGATGGTGTTGCCACTATAGAACCCATCCCGGCCAGGGATGACGAACGCCCGCACGTCGTGGTCGTAGAACCTGGCGGTGCTGACGATGCGCCGCAATGCCCTCAGCGTGCGCTTCTCCAGGCTGTTGAGCTGGCTGTCGGGGACAGGGACCTGATCTTGTCCCTCGATCTCTCGGATGTACTGGGTGTCCGTTCCCACCAGTGAGCGCAGGAAGCGGCCTAGTGCATAGCTGAAGTGCCCCTCGTCAAGAACCTTCGCACCACGATACTCAGCCTCGCGGGCCATATCCCCATTGGTCCTCATCACCGTGTTGTGGCCGTAGATCGCATAGAATGCCTTCTTGATGACTGGCGTCGAGTCGCTACTGGTCAACCCGGCGAGACGTTCCGCCAGGCCCAGCTTCACTGCTGACCAGTACTCAGTCAGGAGGTCGTAATCACCGCATGCTCCCCACACATTGCCCATCTCGGATGTGACCGACCATGAGTCAGCCACCGTCCTGTCCCGGTTCATCTCTACGTTGTTCAGGTTGTACCCAAATGCGGCAGGGGTACTGACTGCCTTTCTCATCGGGCATACCCATACGTCACGAACGTAGAGAGAGGGCGACTCCTCCCGCAGAATCTGGCTGCCGGTGGGAGAGGTGTAGACAACGCGGGGGTCTCCTGGTTGAATGAAGCGCTCTGCGTACAACGGCCAGGGCCAGTTGGGGATGGTGATGCGTGTTCCTGGGAAGAGGTGACATTCCTCCCAAGTGATGGCAAGGACATCCTCAGCCATGCCATCGATTCGTCCGACATGGTTGTGGATATTGTAGTGTCCGCTGGTGATCTGTGCCGTCAGGTTATGACGGGTTAATGCTAGCAGGGCGAGTTTCAACCCCTCACCGAACTGGCCGCGGGCATTGCCCTCTTTCTCCGACTTGCCGAACAGAAGATGGCTGATGTCCAAGCCATTGCCATCGTCCTCGATTGTGACAACTCCGTCTTTCAGACTCATCTTCCAACTGCCTGAGTCCATAGCGTTGGATACCAGCTCACGAATGATAGACCAGCCCCCGTCGTCCCAGTGTGAGACGTAATCGAGGGTCATTGGATAAGTGATGGTTGGCATGTTACCTCTGTGCATTCAGGCCGCTTCTTACGGTAGCGACCACTTCCCGCTCGGGTAACCCGAGTGATATTCCGACTGCAACCAGGATCATCTCGGTTGTATGCCGGCAGAGTGCCCCTGCTTGAACAAGTCGCCCTAACTTGAACGCGGCCGTGTTGAGAGCGTTGTTGCGGTTGCCCTTTTGGGCGCTCTGCAACTGCCCGATCTCGTTATGCAACGCCGCATTGACATAGTTGTCGCTCAACTTAACAGTGGGTGGTGGGGTATCGTCTGGCCGAACCAGTTCGAGAATCCAGGCAGGTAGCGGGGCAAGGGTTTCTTTTCCGGCCCACGTGTACACCTTGCCGGACGGATGGACCGAGGGAGGGGCAACTGCATAGCCACCATCACCTCGGAGATCAAGACCGGGTTTCTTCTTGCAGAAGTTATGTACCTTGAAGCCGGGATGGGTGAAGTAGAACTGTCTTCCCTTGCCGGTAATCACGGATAGTGTGTCCGGTTCTCCGTAGTGAGATAGCGTCTTCTCTCCATCCGCTCCGTCCACATCCAGAACGACCAGGTTGCTGATGCTCCCGGTCACAATCCCTACATTCATCTTCGGCCATAGCGCACGCCATTGTTCTATTTCATCTGGCGACGCTCGCCGGAGCTGGAATGCCTTCCACTGGATAAGTGGCCTTTTGCCGCGTGGACGGATTGGGATGATGGACCATGTTGGCAGATAGTCCACTTGAACCTTCCCCTGGTCTGTGTTATTATATGTACCAAATGGTCGAGAGGCAAACCAAATGGACATGATCACGCTTGACGAAGCCAGACTCACCCGCCTGTATGAGATGCGGACCGATGTCCACCGGAAGTGGACTCTGGCTGAGCAGGCGGCCGAGATGGGGGTGAGCGAGTCAACGATCAAGCGGATGGCCCGCTCCCCCCAGTTCCTGGATGTCGTCAAGCGTTTGACGCCTGCTCGTTCGCCGATGATCGATGCAGCGTCGGATTACCTGGCCGAGGATCTTCTGCCTCTGGCGATGCGGGAGACCAAAAGTCTCCTGGAGAACCCTCGTACTCCGGCGACGGCCAAGGCGAATCTGATCACTCAGATTTTCCGGTATGCCTTTGAGGTGATGAAGCCTCTTGATGGAAGTACTGCCGAAGTCCTGGCCGGGATGGATTTCCTGAAGCAGGCCGGCATTAGTCTGCAGCAGGTCAACATTATTGTGCAGCAGGCCCCACCTGAGTTTGCTGATGAGTTGCGGGCCTTGCTGCCGTTTGTTGATGGCGAGCTAGTTCAGGACATTGGCCATGAAGAAGTCGGGGGGGCTTGATTTCTCCCGTTCTTTGGCCTTGGGCTTGGACGGCATGCTCACCCGTTTTGCGACAGCCTTGAATACCCTATCGTACTGTGGCAACATGCGGGTTATCAGCTCCTCCAGTTGAGCTGGTTCCCCGCTGGAGGGGTATCGAATCTCTGGTGCGCGGTCTCCAGGGAATACTGGCGAGTATCCGCTCCGATTTGGGTAGATGCCCCGGATGTGGATGTTGCCATTGGTTTCTGTGATCGACAGCACACGGTCATCGATTCTGAGCACGCATTTGTTATCGCGCGCTCGGAGTTCCCACCCATTTTTCTCGACGAGAACGATCAGGATATTCAGCAAGTTCACATCTCCATGACCATCTTGAATGCGCGTCGTTTGTTCTGCGCGGCTACTCCAAACAGCACTCCCTCGGCACGTTTGAGGCTACGTCGGTAGACATCCTCATACTCGACAAAGGAGTTGTACAGGCCCCAGGCAGTACCGGCGAAGGCACGGCTGTCGGCGCCTGAGGCTGCTCCGTGGAATAGCTCAAGCACCCTGTGGCGGGTCATGTTCACCTTGGCTGTCCCCTCGCCGTTTTTGTAGGGATATACGCCCTCGATGACGGGTTTGGGGTCGTGCACCCTGCGCCGGGCTAAGATGTCGAAAGCCTCTTTGAGCACCTGAGAGTTCCGGAGGGCGCGGGTGTAAACACCACTGGCCCAGTCGGCCAGGTCTTTGAGGGGGTTGCCGATGTGAACGATGCGCATCACGTCGGTCGCCTGTCGCAGCCCGGAGATGAGCGTATTGGCACATACGACACGCACCGGTGTGATCATCCCGGTCAGAGCACCAGCACCGTCCATCCAGTTGACCAATCCGAGGTAGTTGGCTACCTCATCTCCATGGATATCGTAATCAGGCAACTTGGTGGTAAGGAAGAGAGCTTCCCCCTTGTACAATGCAGCCATCGTCTCGATTGGCCGCTGGACACACTCATCATACATGGCTATGAGGTCATCGGGTGTGATCAGGACGTATTCATTGCTGACGTAGCCAAAGACGGTCCGGTCGCGCATGATCGCAAACCGTGTAGTGGGGGTACCGTCGGGCAGGTGTAGACGTTCCCTGCGGACAGTGTAAGGCCCCATCTGGGCGTATGCCTCGGCGGCGGTCAGTTCCTTATCCACCACGATCCCCTTGGCGTGCCAGGCGGGGACACGATAACCGACGAAACGGTCACCGAAAAGTGAGCTACTCATTGTATCTCCTTGCATAGTGGATTGCCTCAACCAGGTGGCAGGTGTATGACTTCTGCCCCGCCATCTGGCTGATGGTATCACGGACTTTGAGGATAGTCAGGGTTTGCCGGTAGGATAACCCAAGCTGTGTCACTGCAGCCTTCAGGAGACGGAAGGCAGTCTCATCCAGTTCGTCCTGGATCATCTGCATGATCTCATCCGGCTGGGTGACAGGCACCTCGACTTCGATGTCATACTGACTGCGGAACAATTTGGTACGGTAGCGTCGCAGCCTCTTCAGGCTGCATACGCACTGAGTTGGGTAGAGTCCGCATGGGCATGGGTGCGCCCAGGCAACCTTACGCCGGCTGGGCTTGTTGCCGTAACGATTCCTGTACCAGTTCCGGTAGATTTGCACCAGGTCCGGAGCGATGCTCCTGCCGGACCCGATGAAGCGGATGGAGTGATTGCCAGCGATAGCGATGCGCAAAGCCCGCTTGGCGTAGTGGGCACCCGGAAGGGTGGCAAGTTGCCTTTCAAGTTCCATATTGGTCATTGCCCTTCACACTCTGTTGCAACCCTATTCTTCAGGTTGGTCTTGTAGTCACTGAGGAGTGTAGCCCAGGCTGTGACGACCCCAAGGACATGGTTGTAGTCTTTCAGCGTGGGCAATGAGACCGTCCCTGTCGTTGCGTCTTGCATCCTGACGAGTACATCTTGGTGTGTCCCGTCAGGGAAGTTGAGCTGGTAGATGCCGGTCAGGCTGACCACCTCGCCGATTACTTTCCAGCCGGGGTAGGGGACAGCATACCTGCTCTCAAGATACTCACAGACGTTCTCCAGGATAGCCTCCATGTTGGAGACCTCGGAATCAGACGCAAGTTTGTCGGGGCAGTGTGCTTGGAGGGCATTGACGATTGCGACGAAGTGGTGAGCGTTTTTCACAGTGTGCTCCTCATTGCGGTAAGTACTGTGTTCTCGTCGAGAACGATTGTCTTGAGCTCGGCTATCTGGTGTTCCAGCCGGGCTATCTCATCCGGGATTTGGTAGATCACCTCGATGGCCAGGTCCATGGCTGTTTCTTTCCAGTGGTTTGAGTTAACGCCCCATACTGACGTCTGTGTCAACTGAACACCGCGCTTGTGGATTTCGACAATGACTCCCACTGCGTTCCACGAGTATCCATACTCCTCCATGTGTTCATAGTCCATGATGGCGTAGTGGATATCGGCATTCTCAAGGGACCCGAATTGGGCAATGGCTGCGGCCTTGTCTTCTTCAGGCACATGCTCCCAGTTCTTGGGGTCATGGGGGAGGTGGCTTCCGGGCACGAAGTAACGGCACTGGCCGTGTTTGTAGTGGCTGTGGAGGTTGCCGCAGAGCACCTGCTGGTTAGGACCAATCAGGGTGCCGTTCATTCGGTCGATGTAGACATCGGTCGGGTGGTTGGTATACGTCCCCAATGAGGACAAGTCGGGGTCTTCATCGACCTGGCAGCGGATGATGAAAGCGACATCCCCGATCTCGATGATCTTATACATCAGGGGGGTCCTCGTACTTTCGGAAGTACATGGGTTCCCCATCGAACGGAATCTGGAGTCGGGGGTCGTCAATGGGGATGTGCCACTTCTGGGGGCACTCCAGGCAGGCTACGTATTTCTGGCCGGGGACGTTGCTTTCATGCATTAGGACTTTGACGCGAGGGTGTTGGCAGACTTCCATGTTTATCTCTCCTTGACAGTGAATGCCCCGAAGTCGGCGGCGTGTTGTTTCAACTCGGCCAACAGAGGAACGAGCTTTGGGTGGGTGATCGGGCAGGTGCCAGCGTAGCTGGCGGCAACTATCTTGTCGGCGAGTAGATGCACACCGAACTCCTGACAGCTTCTCCCGGTGCCTTCGATGCGACAGGTTATGTCCTTGAGCGCGAGGAGGGGGACCATAAAGTGGGCCTGACTGGGATGATTGGCTGGCACCCATGGAGTGACGATTTCGTGCTGCCCTGCAATGCTCAGCGTGTAGCGGTGCAGTTCAGCGGTAATCGTGTAGGTTAGCATACTACCTCCTCAACCAGTTGGTATGTTTGCAAACCGGCGGGTCAAAAAGGTGGTACAGGGGTAATCCACTTGGTCAACACGATTGTACTTCTGTTGTTGTAGCGGGTCAAGTCGAGCTGGTGTAAGCACTACTGATTTTGGCGGGGTGTCATTTTTTGCTGGATGGTAATCTGTCTGTTCTCGACGAGAACCGTGATCTTGTCGCCGGGTTTGAAGCCAGCCCTCTCCAGCCACTGGCCGGTTAGCCTGATATGCGGCTGGCGGGTGCCATTTGTTCGCTTCAGGTATACTGTAAGTGTGCGCATTCCTCTCTCTCCAGTACTGCCATTACTCCGTCTGGGCGCTGTACCATCTGGGCAAGGCCGGTTGGCGCCTTGCCCCACTCGTTCAGATGTTTCCCGTCCAGATTCGTTGGGTTATGGCCGGAGTCGATGACCCTGCCGTCCCACACGATCTCTCCGACGATATAGTTGTATCTCATCGTCGGGTAGGCTTGGTGAGTGCCGACCGCGCCCTCGATGGTCGGCGGCGTAGGTTCTCGTTGTCTTGTGCGATGAGGGCACCGTCGGACTCGTTCCATTCCTCTGTCTCTTCATCTGGGCAGCCCCCCGCCTCTACGGATGGTTTGCCAAACTCTAGTGCGCGGAGTGCGGTCTTGAGTTGCTTGGTGCCCCCCGGTTCCTGGAGTAACCAGGTATATACAGCCTGGACCAGTCCCGTGACCAGCTCTGTGCGAGCGTACTGGAACGCGCACTCACCTATGGTACGTAGGTGCATCAGGTCGGTGTACCCGCTATTGAGCGCGCGGTTGCGGACGTCCATTGCGCGCCTGATCGCCGCACACTCGATGCGGTTCCTGTATCGGGTCCGCACAACTCTCTGGGCCGTCGCCCATTCGGGCGAATGGTATCTCCAGGGGGCGATCTGTCGCCGGAGGCGGTACTGTGTTGAGACACTTGGAGTGCCGACTCTAGCGCCGGCTGTGAAGATATCGCGATCGGCGACGTTGACGGTTCCGGCATGGAACACGTGCCATTTGCCATCGTAGACAAAGACTAATTCCCGACCGCAAGTCAGGCAGTTCATGAGCTTACTCCAGATTGTGGGCAGGGGCACTGTCTGCTACGCCTTTGTTGGGTCCCACGCTCACCCACCTTTCGGACAGTGATCATATCATCTGTACGACATAGGTGCGGACGTTGCCCGCGTACTCATGGACCTGTTCCAGTGATAACTCCATACCCTGTAGACTGATCGCCACAATGATATCGAGTGGGATGTTGAGTTCCACTACAGTGATGCTGGCCGCCTCAGCGGCCAAGTGGTACGGTAGCGCTCCGATGACATGTTTGCCGCGCACATCGTCTGCCGTGGCTTGAGTTTTGACCTCAATGTCGTCAGTGATGACATCTTGCTCACGGAGATACTCTACAAGCGCTTGATGGCGGGTGACGACAATTGTGCTCATTTCGCTCCTCTCTGTAGGTAGATGCTATCTGGTTTGGTGGGCATGGTAAGTCGCCACACCCGTCCTGTATCGGGTGGAACATCTGCGACTGGGCAGGCACGCAATCGTACTCCCAGTGCCTCGGACATCCCACGGATGCCATCTCCACCACGCCCAATGAAGTGTCCCATCATGTTCTGGGGCACCGGGATGTTCGGGTCCCCCTGGAAGGTGATGGAGAACTTCCCGCATCGAAAGAACGGTATCTCGCCGCGACGGGCCTGATGAATCTGGTCTATCACGGCATTGTACCACCTGCTATTCTCTCTCCAGCCATGGATGATGTAGGAGAGGTTATGGAGTTCCAGCCCTATGATGACAAAGCGCTCGCCGTCCACATCGAAGGCAAACTGGGTATAGTTTGGTTCGTCCGGGTTAGCGCTCACAACACCAAGGTAGGTGATGCCGACCTTTGAAGCCCTCTTAATGGCGTCTTCCACCAGCCGCTCGTATTGTTTCGCGAGTGTCTCAGCCAGTTCTCGTCGAGAACTCTCGCGTAGCTCTTCAATCTTGGCGTTCCATTCCGGGTTAGAGATGCTGAGGAGGCACCAGGAGGAATAGAACGCTCCCAGGATGACCCCATTGTAGTCCTCAACATCGAGGACGAGGTGCTGGTTCAAGAGGCGGATTGCCCTCTCGCACTCTGCTGGTGTAAGGAGATAGAACCCCCACTCTTCCTGGCGGGCGGCCGCCAGGACTTCTTCGGAGCAGTACTTAACGTCGCGAGCGGCGACATCATAGGTGGTCTCACCACCGAACGCATTCGGCAGCGGTTCGGGCAGTTCCTTGTAGGCCCGCAACCTCCGCTGCCCCATCATATTCTCACCGAACTCAACCGCGTCTGGCTTGCACCATGTCTTGAGCGAGTCGGTAAACGTCCGTAGGAACACAGACGCCATCTTCTCCTCGCTCTCCTGCTTCAGGGCGGCAGAGACTGCTGCCGCAATCTTGTCTTCCATCTTGTCCTCCATTCTTATTGGCCGTCTACCACGTCATTGTGGCGATCGGTTGATATCTACGGGTTTACGGCAACACGCTCTGGACTGATGCCAGCCCGGCGCAGTAACTCGACAGCACTCGCATCCACGCAAGCACCAGCAATAGCAATACCCTGCAGATTGGCACCAGCCAGTTTGGCACCTGTTAGATCTGCACTGCTCAGGTTTGCACCCTCCAGGTTAGCGCGGGTCAGGTTGGCACGTGTCAGATTGGCACAGCTGAGATTGACCGCACATAGGCACGCACCGGTTAGATCAGCATCCTGAAGGTCCGCATCTTCCAGGTTAGCACTATGCAGACTGGCATGTTGCAGATCGGCACTTTGTAGCCTGGCACCGGTCAGAGCAACCACCTCCAAGTCGGCCCCCGCTAACCTGGCGTTGCTTAGGTCGGCATAGGCCAGGTTTGCACGGTACAGCCTGCCTATCGTCAGGTCTGCATCCTGAAGGTCTGCAGCATAAAGGTTCGCGCTATGGAGGTTTATGCCCTGAAGGTTTGCGCCAATCATAGTAGCACACATCAGATTCGCACCCGCCAGATTGGCACTCTGAAAGTTGGTGCCCGACAGGTCAGCACCCGACAAGTTAGCATTCCTAAGGTCAAGCCCCTCCAAGTCGGCACCACTCAGATCAGCACCACTCATCGACCAGAGAGGAAGCAAATTACGCCCCCGATCAAGAAGCCAGTAGAGAGGGGACCGTAACAGCTTGAGCTGCTGGTCCCGTGACCACTCAAGCCTCGGGAGCTCTTGTAGGATGGTATCAATGTCCTCTATCTTCTGAAGCTGATCAATTGTGATCTTCATGTTCTTCTCCTATAGTGTAGCACAGGTCGGATTTGACCAGATGTGCTCTATGTGGAACCATATTGTGCAGGTAGACCCGCAAATCTGACCTCCACGGAAGGAAAAGTGGGGACGGGGGTTAGCCCCTGCGTTCCGTGCGCGGGTGTGGGGATTTCTGTATGTTCTGAGGCGATTTTACATCATCTTTCCTCATTGTTGAGATTAGTATTCGTCAGGTTGGCACCGGTGAGGTCTGCGGCGTGCAGGTCTGCATTGGTGAGGTTAGCGTTGGTGAGGTTAGCGCGGTATAGGCAGGCGCCGACCAGGTTGGCGTCTCTCAGGTCTGTGTTGGTGAGATTAGCGTTGCTGAGGTTAGCTTCGCTGAGGTTTGCGCCAATGAGGTTGGTGCCTTCCAGGGTTGAGGCGTGCAGGTTTGCCCAGTGCAGGCTTGCGTTCTCCAGGTTGGCGTTGGTGAGGTCTGCCCCTTCGAGGTCTGCGCCGGTGAGGTTGGCGCCTTTGAGGTCTGCACCGCTGAGGTTGGCGCCTTCCAGACCTGTGCCGATCAGGTCGGCGTCGGTTAGATTGGCGCCTCTGAGGTCGACGCTGCCGAGTGTGGTACGGCGCAGGTCTGCGTTGGTCAGATCAGCGTGTGCCATGCTAAGACATGGGACGAGGCCGATGTCCCACGCCCACGATAGGTACCTTCGCAGCGGGGACCTCAGAATCTCCATCTGGGTATCAACAGTCCACTCGCCCTCCCACCCTTCCGGGTAGAGGGCATTGAATGCCTCGATGCCGGAGGGGCATGCGCCTCGTGCGGTCAGGTCGTGGCGTGTGATCTTCACTTTGTTCCGTTTCTCCCCTAAGGGGGGTATTGTAGATTGCCGTTTCGTGATCGTTTCTCGTTGGACGAGTCTGGTGGAGTTGCGGGTGTAAGCGCTAAGAGACTCCCCCCCTGGGCAAAGGGGGGGGCGTCGTCACGCACACGCTCACGCTTTGACGCAGAACGTATGCATGACGACGCCGTCGTGGCGCTCGACCCAGGAGTCGATGTCGAGGTCGATTCGGCGTCCGCAGCGGGGGCACACGTCCCACTGCTTGAGCGCCACGATGCTGAAGTTTGGGAGGCTAGAACGGGAAAACTTCTTCTCCGTTCCCTGCCTCCCCGTTCCCTGCCCCGTTCCGTTCGCCCGGGCTGCCCAGGAACTTGATGGTCTCGACCGTCACCTCGAAAGATGCGCGGCTGTTGCCATCCTTGTCCGTCCAAACACGCGGACCTCCGGTCGCCTTGTCCGGCTGCAGACGGCCCTCGATGTAGACCTGGCGCCCCTTGGCGAGGTATTGGTTGATGACTTCTGCAAGTTTCCGCCAGGCTACGCAGCGGAACCAGACGGTCTCCTCGCCCTGGCTGCCGTCGTTGTTCGTCCACCTGCGGTTCGTGGCCACTGAGAAGTTCACGACGGCGTCACCTTGTGGTGTGTACTTCAACTCCGGGTCGTGCCCCAGATTGCCGATGATGGTCACCTTGTGGTACATGATGCGAGCTCCTTTTAGATAATGTGGGCGGTCGGCCTGAAGCCTGACGCCCGGAGTTCCTGCATTGCCCGGCCCGCCTCACGGCGGTCCCGGACGGGCCGTTTGTGGACCGTCTCCCCGTCGGTCCACTGGATAATGATGGTGGGCGTGGCCGTCGTGACGGCCACTTTCGTGGCGACGCCGGCCGCCTTTGCCCGGGCGACCAATTCCCGGGCCTTTGCCCACGTGGTGGGCCGGTCTGGGCCGATGGAGCGCTGGCCGGTGCTGGCCTCGCTCTGCCAATGAAGGACGACCCTCCCCCGGGAGAAGGGAAGGTCGCGCACGAGTGCTCGCACGGCTAACATGTGCTTGCACTCGTTCCCTGCCAGGTGGTCTTGGCAGGTGCAGGATGTTGGAGTCACCTGGTAGCGGGCCTGGCCGGTGCCCGCCACTACGTAGTGTGGGTTTTCCTCAGTTGGGTAACTGACGACTTTGCCCGCCCGGACTACCTGGCGGGCGCGGTTGATGCGGGCCTGGTCAGTCATCCCCGGTACCCACAGTTCGGGCACCGGGTGACCCACCCGAAGGTCTCGTGCCCGCAGAACGGGCACACCCTGAATAGAAACATCTTCCTCTCCTTGTTGGTGGGGCGAAGCGGGGGAGACCCTCTGCTCCGCCCCCGATTTGGGATTGAAGTCTACCTGACCAGCGATAAGTCCACGCCGGTCAGGTTGGCGCCCTCGAGGTTGGCATGGTCTATGTTAGCACCATCCAACCTTGCGCCCGCCAGGTCGGCGCCGGCCAGGTCGGCCCTACTCAGGTCCGCCCTGACCAGGGTGGCGCCGCGCAGGTTGGCCCCCTCCAGGTTGGCGTGCTCCATGCGGGACTCCGCCAGGTTGGCCCGCCTGAGGTTAGCCTGCCTGAGGTTAGCGCCTCCCAGGATGACCCCGCGCAGGCTGGCGCCGGTCAGGTTTGTGCCCTCCAGGTTGGCCCACTGGAGGTTGGCCACCTCCAGGTGGGCGCCCTCCAGGTTGGCCCCCTTGAGGTCCGCGCTGGCCAGGCGTGCCCCGACCAGGCGTGCCCGCCTGAGGTTGGCACCCTGCAGGTGGGCGCCCGCCAGGTCGGCGCCGGCCAGGTCGGCATCGCTCAGATTGGCGCCGGTCAGCCCCGCCCTGGTCATCGACCAGAGCGGAATGAGACCGCGCCTCCATGCCCGCCCAAGCCACCTGCGGAGGGGCGTGCGTAGAAGTTCGAGCTGCTGCGCCCGGGTCCATTCGAGCACAGCAACGCCACTTGGGAATGCCTCCAGGAAGACTTCTATGCCCTCCTGGCATGCTTCCATGGCCTCTAGGTCTGCAAGCGTTATTCTCACTTGGGTTCTCCTGCGAGTTTAGGGGGCTTGCCCAAGCCCCACTCCATGGGTTAAAAAGGGGGGTGGGGCGGCCCCATGCTGTCGCACAGGGCCAGGCTACGCCTACCAGGACGCCACGTCCGCCTCCTCGGCGGCAGCGTCCGCGTCGGGGTCGTACTCCCGACGCACCGCCGCTGAAGCCGACACTCCACCCGCTGCCTGAATGGCGTCGGCGAGAGTGTCGGACTTCTGGCCGTATACCTCTGCTCGGTGCGCCGACTCTGCCGCACCAAGCGCCGAGTTCGCCTTAGCCCAGGCGCTGATATGCCCGGGCTTGGCAAAGTCACAACCGGGACACACAACAACAGTGCCCCAATTGCGAGATTCCTCACGCAGTTCGTGCCCGCAGCGGCACACCTTATCCATTTCGCCCTCCCAGCCGGCATTGTTGTGTGTGTGGGGACTAGGGCATTCACCCCACTGTGCGGCCAAGGTCCTCGCTGTGCGCGATGCCGCTTTGTCGTGGTTTACAGGCCACGCCCCGAATTGACGCCGCCCCCGCCTCACTGCGGCGTCGTGCGGGCTTGTGCTGGTGCGCACAGGCCCCGCTCCCTTTGAAACTGCCACTTCGACCGATAGCACCGTCGTGGTATGTTCACTTCTTATGATACTCAAGACCTACTTTAACCCCCTCACACAAGACAGGTCTCCAGGAATTGGAAGCATCTTCCTCGCCTTTGTTAGTCGAGCGAGGCGGGTTTGTCCCAATTGGCTACCTGACAGGTCGGCGCCTTCCAGGTCAGCGCCACTCAGGTTGGCATTGGTGAGATTGGCCCAGCTGAGGTTGGCGCCTCTGAGGTCTGCATCGATGAGATTAGCGTTGCTGAGGTCGGCACCGATGAGGTTGGTCCAACTGAGGTTGGCGTCTGTCAACCTGGCGTTGGTGAGGTTAGCCTCACTCAGGTTGGCGCGGGTGAGGTTGGCCCTCACCAACCTGGCGTTGGTGAGATTAGCACCACGTAGGTTGGCATTGGTGAAGTTGGTACCCACCAGGCGAGCGCCCCTCAGGTTGACGCCCTCCAGGTTAGCGCCAGCGAGGTTCGCTCCCTCCAGGTCGGCACCACTGAGGTCTGTTCTGCTCAGGTCCACCCTGGCCATGGACCAGAGTGGAATGAGACCGTTTGTCCACGCCCATCCTATCCACCGGCGGAGGGGTGTTTTGAGGATGTCGAGTTGCTGTGCCCTGGTCCACTCAAGCGCGGCAATCCCGTTTGGAAACTCGTCCAGGAAGTCGTCAATGCCTTCATGGCAGACGTCTAATTCTTTCAGGTCATCAATAGTTATTTTCATAGAATTGGTAAGGGTCTTCGATCCCCATGAAGGTGCTGAGTTTGCGGATGAGGTCATTGATGTCTGCTATTGGGAAGAGGCGCACGTTGTTGATGAGTGGGCCGTTTTGGGTTGTGATATCGAAGCGTGGGATGGAGTCGGTGATGTTGTCATCCCAGTAGAACTTGACTCCGTTGTGTTCCATCCTTTGGCGGCGTTGTTTGTCTGTGTGGTTTCTGCGTGTTTCCAGGGGTGGGCGGTCGGGTATTGGGCCGCGGTAGGCGTGGATGCCGTGGATGGTGATATCCTGTCCTTTGAGGATGACCAGGATGTCGATTTTGTCTTGCATGTCTACGTAGAGGTCATAGAGCACTATGGTGTTGCGTATTTGGCGTCGGTGTTCCAGGGCTTCTTTGAGGCAGCAGTACAGGTACAGTTCGGCGATGCCGATCTCCCAGAGGACTGATATGCGGAAGTCCATTTGGGGGGTTTTGTAGTGGGGGAGGAGGTGTTGTGTGTTGTATCCGGCCTCGATGTTTTCGCGGAAGACTCTGATGAGGTCTGTGTGGGTGGGCAGTGTGTATCTGGCCATGGCTTTGGTTGTGACTGAGGCGAAGAGCATGCGCCAGGAGGGGAGGGGCAGTTGCCAGACTTCATCGGATGAGGTACCTGGGCGGTGGTAGGTGGGGAGGGCGGTGAGTTGTTTGAGGAACTTTTCGCGCAGCATGTCGATCATCGGGTTTCGCCTTGACTATTTCGTGTGTAGGGTGTATTTTCTCTGCATTCAAGGAGGCGCATCATGGACGATGACAAGATTGTCAAGGGCAAGTTTGCTCGCCCCCTGGCTTTCGTGGCCATCATTATCTTTGGTCTCTACGTGATCGGGATGATCTATGTGCTAAGCCGCGCTCCTATTTGAGATTTGCGTTCAGCCACCAGCCAAGTGCGGCGATGATCTCGCGCGCCGTATTGATGCCCACCTGTTGGCGTCTGGTGGTGCGATAGGCCAGGGTGTTGCTCAACTCGATGGCCATGCGGTTGATTGATGGGGTGGCGCACTTTGCAAGGGTTTCATTGACCAGCGCCTCGCGCTCACGCGCCGGGAGATTCTGCAGTGTCTTCGTGTAACCCATCTTTCTCCTCACTGGCTGGCATTCCACGGGGTGAACTCGTCGATCATGTCCGGGGTGGGGAATGTTCCGGTGAACGGCATGGCCCGGTCGTCGATGTAGACGTGGGCGCCGGTCTTGACAACGGGGTAGCTCAACTTGTCCGTGTCAGTCAGCCCGTTCCGGCGCAGCCACATGATCACGGCGACCCGTCCAAGTGGGTCGGTGCACCGGGCACTGAAGATGCTGACAGTAAAACGCTGGTCGGCTAACAACTCCTTCAACCACTCGATCGCCCCCGGAACTGGGGGAGCGGGGAGATTGCTCGCTCCCTCCCAGGGTCCCGAGTAGAGCACCCCATCGAAGTCAACCATGACCCGTTTGGGCATCGGGGGGACGGCCCGATCATTGAGCTGCCCCCCCAGTTGAAGCAGCATGGCAAGTACCCGGCCAGCCACCCAGTAGTCTGCATAGTGGTCGGTGTCCGCATTCTGAAGGCGCATCGCAATGTCCATGTAGTGAAATGGACGGCCTCCCACTTCAGCGTACAGGGCGTCGAAAGCCTGGGCCTTGTCCATTAGATCTGCGCCGCCTCCGCGATGAACTTGTCACGCACTGCCTGGGGTAACGACTCCCAGGGAGTGGGGTTGCTGATGGCAAACTGGGCGGATGGCACGATCACCCGGTCCCTGTTGGAGTTGGGGGGGCAGGACTCGACGAACTCCCGCAGCATGCGACAGTGGAAGTCGTACAGCCGAGATGGGGTTGTGGGCATCTGGGGGGCGACTTCTCCGAAGAGGGTCTCTTCTTCCTGGAGGACGATTTCTTCCTTCTGGGGGGCGACCCCTTCCTCCTGAGGGATGATTTCTTCTGATTTGGGACGTGGCATTAGTAGCCTCCTGCCTGGAATGTTGGGATGATGATCACTCTTCGATGCGTTCTCGACGAGAACGCTTGGGCGCTGCGACGGCTGCGTTGCTGTCCAGAGACAGCTCCAACGCCGCGCAGATAGCCTCGAACTCTTCACGCTGGTCAGCCCGGACGTTAACCGAGACGGCGATGGAATCACCCATGTCGATCACATTGATGGGGCGACGTTCCATCTTGACCAAGGCGGTCAGAGTCTGCATAATTTGCGACTTGACGGGATAGAATGTGAACATGGCGACCTCCTTTCCTACAGAATATTCCTCTCTCTCAAGAGGGCGACCACTTCATCCAGCACAGCCCGCTCCTCAGGAGTACCGGACTGCATGATCACAGCCAATCTCTCTAGAGCGAGTTGCGCGGGCGGGGGTTCGTACAGCGGCCAGATGCCCCTCTTGACCAAGAGGGCAATCAGAGCATAGTCGGCCAGATCGAGGAGCGTATCCTCCTCAGATTCGTCGACGAGCGGGTTGGCGATACCATTAACCACCAGGTTCCACATTCGTCGCATCTTGTCTGACATACGCAGATTGACACCGACATAGCCCCCGATGGCTATGTTATCTGCTCCATAGCTGCGCTGCTTGACCTTGAACAGGTCGAAAAGCTGTTGCAGATTCTCAGCCATCTCACGTTCAAGATTGATGTCGCCAGATGACCCATCGATATCAAGTTGCATACCACTCTCCTGTTGTTGTGTTGTATCATATACGAACCACTTGGTTTTGTCAAGTCCCCAACCGCCTGGTTGACAAGCAAACCGGAGATGTGTTATACTCTTGGTGTGGACCACATATCAAAAGGAGATCTCCAATGAAAAGCATCAAGTTCGCATTTCCCATTGTTTTGGGCCTGGTGTGTGTTGTGTTGGCGCTGGCTATGCTGGGGACCCCGGCGGAGGCTGCATCTCCCAGTATCGCTACCGTGCTCAACACCGCCTCAGCGGTGACCGGCACGTTTTACTCGCGGGTGGTCGAGTGGGGCGACTGGACCTACGCGGACGTGTTCTTCAGAGGCACAGCAGCGACCACTAACTCGACAGCGGTGGTGCTGGAAGTGTCGCCCGACCAGATCACTTGGTACGAACATAGCGTCAGTGGAGCACTGAGGACACTGGCAGCGGCGCCGGGGAGTTACAGCGCGTACAACGCGGCAGTGGCCGTGCATGGTAGGTACTTCCGGCTGAAGGTGACGACCACCAATGCCGGTCTCAATACCTACAACGTCAAGGCGTTCCTGCGATGAACTGGGAAACTCTGATCGCCGAGCTTGCCCTGCCTCTGGCCATCGTTCTGGCCACTCTGGTGCTGCGCAAGTGGCTGGGACCGACCAGGGCAGATGAGATCAACAAGGCAGCCCAGGGAGCGATGAACCTGGGCAGCGTATACGCCAAGGCGGTGTATGACGCGGTGGTGGCGACCGAGCACGGCCTGAAGAAAGCAGGCACGGCGACCGACGCGGAGCTGCAGCAAGAGGCCGTTCGCCAAGCGCTGGCCATCCTGACAGCGTTGCTGAATCGAAGAGTGGACCCCGCACCTCTGGTGCCGATGGTCGAGAGCACGTACCGATCCTACAAGAATGCTCAAGGATGAGATCAGGCGGGCCGTCTATGAACGCGACGGCCGATGCCTGGTCTGTGGCAAGTTCGTCACATATGAAAGTATGCACCCCCACCACATCCAGACGCGAGGCAGTGGTGGGGGTGATACTGAAGACAATCTGATCTGTTTGTGCGGTCGGTGTCACGACAGGGTGCATTACTCCTATCTGACACTGGACGGCGAGGAATACGAGGTCACCTCCGGGGTGCTGAGAGCACTCCTGCTACTCGTGCACGGCATTGACGCCGGACCCGAGACGCAGGAAATAGCGACAGCCGAGAAGTTACTGGCGCGCTATTCCCTGGAGGTGGGGTGGGTCTTCTAACATCTAACGAACGGGCACTGTTCACCCTTGCCCTGGCTGGCGGCTACAGCCAGTTCACCAAATACTTCTTCGACTGGGAACCCCTCAAGACCCAGTGGGTTGAGCACTACGCGCCACAGGTCGACATAACTCTCCTGGGGGGCATTGGGAGCGGCAAATGTGTTCATCCCGCGACGCTGGTCTGGACTCCATCTGGTGCACGCATTCCTGTATCCAATGTAAAAGCTGGCCAGGAGATATTATGCATCGACGAGAAGTCGCTGCAGTTCGTCTGGGGAACGGTCTCTGGCATCTTCGACAACGGTGTACAACCCCTGCTGCGTATTCGTACCGGCATCGGGCATGAGATCAAATGCACACCCAACCATCCTGTTCTCACCGTGTCAGGTTGGGTACGGGCTGATTCCCTTGAGATCGGACGGCGAATTGCCACGGCCAGACGTTACCCTACTAGAGAGCAGAGCGCGACTCTTACAGAAGCCCACATGCTGATTCTCGGTTTTCTGATTGGTGATGGCGGGCTTACACAAGATTCCGCACGGTTTACCAATACCAATCCAGAGTTGGTGTATCTACTGGAAGAAGCACTCGAAGTCATCGGCCCATACTACCTCAACCGTTCCGGCGGAAATAGTAACCGCAGCCCGACTTACACGATACGCGATAGACAACAATGTGGGAGCAACGGCAACGGAGTAGTCCGCTGGTTGCGCGAGTTGGGGTTGTTCAAGTGCGGGTCACACGACAAGTTTGTGCCGGATATCGTGTTTGATCAGCCTAACCAGATAATCGCCGCGTTTTTGCGAGCGCTCTATGCATGTGATGGATGGGCATACGCCAAAGGCAAACGCCAAGCTCAGATTGGCTATGGCACAGTATCTCTCAGGCTGGCCACCGATATCCGCGACCTGTTGCTGCGGTTTGGAATTGTCGCCAGGATACGCAAGAAGTCATCTAGGTGCACCGGGAGGGTTTTCTCGAGCTACGAGGTAACTATCGATAGCAAGCGTGACCAGATCGTCTTTTGTGACCAGATAGGTATTTATGGCAAGCAAAGGCAACTGGATGCAGTCTACGCTGTTGCCAGCAAGGTTGGCCGCTATGGCATAAGACAAGGCGGCAGCAACGATGTCATTCCACGTGACGAGATTCACGAATATGTTCTTGGGCGTGCTCGTGAACGCGGGACTCCATTGTGCGGTAAGGGTGACGGACATGTAGAACTATTTGGCAAATACCGCCTGCGTGGCAACCCGTGCCGAGACAAGGTACAGATGCTGTCCGAGTGGTTGGAAGATGGCAGATTGCACGCGCTGGCAAACAGCGATGTGTACTGGGATAAGATTGTCTCGATCGAGATGTTGCCAGCACAGCCAACATTAAACCTTGAGGTTGTTCCCTACCACAACTTTGTCGCTGACGGAATTGTTACTCATAACACCGCCGGCAAGGGGCGCTCCTTCCTCACCAAGATTCTCACCATCCCGTGGTATCGCGGTCTGAACACCTCGATCTCGTCGTTTCAGGCGACCTTGATGTTCTATGACCTATTGCCGATCGTGGAGAGCAATCCCAGGGTCTCGCGCTTCATCAAGGACATCCGCACCAAGCCCTACCCCAAGATCACCACTATCTGGAACTCATATCTCTCGTTCATGACGGTTGGGTACCAGGCCCAGGGAATCCGTGGGTCGGAGTGGGATGAGATCAACTTCGATGAGGGGGGTTATGAGCGGGCCGAGGAAACATTGATCGCGCTGCGCGGACGCCTGAGAGGCAAGCGCGAAAATGGGGTGGAGAGGCTGGCCCGTCTGTCGGTCACCACATCCCCAACCGACGTCCCGTGGTTGCGGCGCCGATGGGAGCGTGGTGTCAAGGGATCACGGATGGAGGTCTACGACCCCCAGCAGTACGCTTCGCTGCGGTCCACGCTGTTCGACAATCATCATATCCCCGCCTGGCAACGCGACGCGATCATCCGCGATCTTCCCGAGGAGATGGTACAGCAGGAGATCATGGCCGAGTTCCCAGATTGGGGAGACTCGGAGTTTCCCGAGAAACACATCAACGCCTGTGAGACCACCGCCCTGAATGCCTATATGGAGCACCTCATCAATCCGATCGTGGTCCAGGAGAATGGCGAAGAGACCACCGGGACTCTGTGTAAAGAGGCTGTCTACATCGAGTTGCCGCATGTCGGCTGCACGCTGTGGGAGCTGCCCCCCCAGCCTGGGCATATCTACGTTTTGGCATCCGACCCGGGGACGTCCAGCCCCCCCAAGCGCAATACGGCAGTTGTGCTTGTCTTTGACGTGACCGCCAAACCCTACCGGCTGGTCTATTTCCACTGGGTATCGGGCAATGGGTCCTACACCCCCTGGCTGCGCAGTTTTCGTTACGCACTCGACAAGTACCAGTGTGTGTTGAGGGGACTTGATGCAACCGGTCCACAAAAGGCGCTCGATGAGCTGGTCCTGGAGCGCGATGGCATCCACGTTGATTCGGTCAACTTCAGCCGCGACAAGATGGGCATGCTGAATGCTCTGAAGATGCTGCTTCAGAATCATGATCTTGAGTTTCCCTTCATCAAGGGACTGAGGGCACAGCTGCGCTCGTACAAGAGCGACGACAAGGACCTGGCACAAGACATCGTGGCAGCCTTGATGGTCTTCGCTTACATCCACAAGCATGTCCCCGGAGCACATCCTCCGACAACCGTCGTGACCGCCGCCACAATGAGTCGCCGTGGCCAGCGCGGAACACTCCGACAACTGAGGAGATCAAGACGATGAAAGAGCTGTGGAGACGAATCAGTCTGGCATGGTATGTTCTCAGGACCGGTCAGTTCCCGACGAGAACTGGTTCGACAATCAACCATCTGGTTGACAGACCAAGACGGATGTGGTACAATGCCGACTAGAAGAATAGCACGCTCTGAAGCCGACCTGCTGTGTTCACTGAGAGAACTTCAGTATGGCGACTTCATGCCGGTCAGAATGCTCAACCTTGCTCCATGTGAGGTGGAGGTACATCCAGCCGAGGTTGCCCTGATCAGTGCTATTCACCTTTACGGGCTACCCATCATGATCAGGGTGGCTGATGGTCTTCCCCAGTTTGCTGAGTGGGAGATCAGCAGCGAGGCCGGAACCGGCATCAGGCGCATCAACCTGACTGGAAAACCCAGAGGGTCACGTTAGAAAGCGTGCCCCTTTTTTGTTGTGGAGAGCTCATGACTGACGACTACAGCAGGCTGATCACCGAACACACAAAGTTGCTGGCTGAGTTGACCGTACTGACCAAGCAGCACGATGAGTCGATCAACTCACTTGAGGCCCGGACTGAGGAGATGGGCAAGGTGATCGTCCGACTTGAGACATCCCTGGTTGGCGTCAACAACGCAGTGGCTGCCCTGTCCGACCGAGTGTGTGATCTCAAGAATGGCATCTTGAAAGTGCTCTTTTACGTGGTGATTGCCCTGATTGTAGTCGCGGTAGGCAGCAAGACAGCCGAGGTATTCAAGATGGTAGGTGGGCTGTGAAGGATCCCAACGTCTCTTTGGCGAGCTTTCTGGCCCAAACCAGCACGCAGCAGTTTGGCGACTTCGTTGTGAGTGGCAGAGTCGATGCTACGTGGTGGTCACAAATGCAGAAGTACCAGGATTACTTCAACTACTGGAGCGGCAGAATCTTCAATCGCAGGGCATCGGATGAGCATGATGCGCCTCCACTCTACCCACTGCGGGTCAACATTGCCAGGCTGATGTGTCTGACTCAGGCGGGCACACTTTTCGGACAGTGGGAGGACGAGATCATTGGCTTCATGTGCAAGCCGCTGAGGGATAAGGGCGAGGCGGCCCGGCGCCGTGCGGAAAATGCCGAGATGATTGTGCGTGACACCTGGGACTACTCACGACTCCAGACCAAACTCTACGAGACCGGGCTGAGCACACAGGTGTACGGGGGTTGCTATCTGCGAGTCGCCTTCGATATGAACGCTCCGCATTGGGTGCGGGTTGACAAGTTGATGCCCTATCAGGTGTTTCCGCGCTACCACCCGATCGACACCGACCGGCTGCTGGAAGCCTACATCGTGGTGCCCGGCACCAAAGAGGAGATCGAGCTGGCCTATGGGGTCAAGGTCGAGACGAGCTCGGATGTCCTGTACGTGGAGCACTGGACCGAGAAGGAGTATGCGGTCTACGTGGCCGGACAACGGCTGACGAACTACGGAGGCGCCAACCCATGGGGGAGAGTTCCAATCGAGTACATTCCCCGCATCCGCCTGGAGGATTTCTATGGTCTTTCGCTGATCGAGGACCTGAGGGGCATGCAGGATGAGCTCAACCTGCGCCTGGCGGATATGGGTGACCGGGTGGCCAACAATGCCCATCCCATCCGGTGGGTGGTCAACTATCGTGGCGATCCGGAGAAGGACTTCAAGATGGGCGCCGATGCACTCTGGAACCTGGGGTCGGCTGTCCCGGGCGCGGACAAACCCGAGGTGGGAGTTCTGGAACCCAAGAGCGAACCGTCTTCGAGCTTTGAGTTCATCAAGTATGTGAACGACCTGGCCAGGTCGGCTGCTTTCACATCACCGGTCGCCTTTGGCGAAGATGAGGGGTCTCAGCGTTCCGGGGCCACGTTGGAACTGCGTCTATGGCCGATGTTACAGAATTGTAAGGTGACCCGTGGCTATATGGTGGTTGGTCTCTCCAAGGTCCATGACATGATTTTGAAACGGGCAGCCAAGGACCGGGGTGGAGTGTATGAGGGCGTTGTTGGCCACCGGGTGGTCCCCAGCTTTGCTCCCCTGGTGCCGCGCGACTTGCGTCTGTTCATCGAGGAGTTCAATGCCCGGGCTGCTCAAGACATGATCAGTCCTGAGGAGGCGCTGGCCGGCTTCGGGGTGCGGCATGGCACTATGGAGGAGGAGATTGAGCGCATCAAGCAATGGCTGCGCGAGAAGCGACCTGGTGGTGATAGCGGCAGACTTGCACGTAGGGAGCACAGTGGCGCTTTGGCCGAGAAAGCTGATTCTGCCGGACGGGAATCCGACGATTCTGAATAGGGTCCAGTCCTGGCTGGATTGGGCATGGGTGGATGCATGGCGAACGGTCTGGTATATGAAGAAGCAAACCGGGGCAAGACTGTGGACCGTCTTGAACGGGGACCTATGCGAGGGGGACCATCACGATACGTTCCAGCTGATGACGCGCAACGAAGACTGGATGGTCCAAGCAGCAGTGGAGCTTCTTTCCGGCGTGCGCGAGATGAGCGACGTGTTCTTCGTGGTGTCGGGCACGCCGGCGCATATCGGCCAACAGGGAGGGCTGGACGAACGGGTGGCCCAAGCCCTGGACGCGACACCCGGGGGGAGGGGGCGGTTGAGTTTTTCGCGTCTCCGGTTCGAGACCGCTTCGGGTGTCCTGTTCGATGTCAAGCATCGCGCCAGGATGGGCAACCTGCCGCATACGTTCCCGAACGCTTTGAGCTCAATCGTAATGCAGGTGTGTTGGCAGGCGTCACAGCGACAGATACGACCGCCCGATGTGATCATCAGGTCGCATGTCCATCGTTACGCCACCTCTGGCGACAACTACAGAACACGGGCATTTTCCACACCTTGCTGGAAGGCTACCGACGAGTATGTCGATTGCCTGCCCTACGAACCAGTAGTGAATATTGGGCTGCTGGCATTTTGGTGTTACGACGGAAAGTTCAATCACTGGTGGATCGGGCGTGATCGATACACGCCACTGCCAGAAAAAACTTGGAGGCTACATGATCAGTGAGCGAGAGTTGCTGGCGTTGTTGGATGAGGCCCGCAATACAGAGGTCCCGGAGGGTGCGCTGACAGTTGTGCAGATCGCAGCGAAGCTGGGCCGGGGGGACGCCTGGGTGCGGAAGCAGATCAAGACTCTGATGGCCCAGGGCAAGATCGAGCTGGTTTTCAACGTCCCTGTCCGTCGCATGGATGGACGGTGGACGACATCTCATGGTTACAGAATTGTAGGAGGGTAGAATGTCAGAGGAAACCTCTACGACACCGCAGGCTGGCAGTGGCGAGACCCCCACGGCACCACCTGCTACGTCATCGGGGCAGTCCGAGGACTGGAAGAAGCGTTATGAGGGAATGACCAGGGTGTTGAGCGACCGGGACAAGACAATTGCCGACCTGGCCGCTCAGAAGGAAGCGTTGAGCAAGGCCATCGAGGAGGCCCAGACAACCAGCGGCAAGGACAAAGCCGCCTGGGACGCGCTGCGGCTGCAGATGGAAGAGAAGGCTGCCGGTCTGACAAACGAGTTGAACGGTCTGAAGACCAGGACAACCGAGCTGGAAGCCTACCAACGCAAGATGGAAGCCCTGAAGTCATATCCCGACCTGCTGTGGATGGCCGACACCATCCCCAGCATCGACGACCCAGACGCTCTGAAAAGGCATCTGGACACTTTGCAGAGGAGCTTCATGGCGGCGGCAACCGAGAAAGCCAAGACACTTACTCAGGGGGCTGTCCCCGGGCCGGTGACGCCGGGCGTCCCGCAGTTTGCCTACACCACGATGGAACAGTGGGACAAGGCCATGCGTGACGTTGCCGGGACACCGGAGGCGGGCAAGGTGAGAGAAGCCTTCAGAAAATGGGTCGAAACCCAATAGGCTGACCGGAGAACCCGGAGGCCACCCGAAAGGGTGGCCTTTTTGTTAATGAGGAGAAGTAGAAATGTCTACCACACTTGATGCCGGTACCCTGCTGTACGGTGGCCTGCCACAGGCCCAGCGGATGTACTACCGCTCTGTACTCTTGGATGTGTTGCGTGCTGAGACCATCTTCGCCGGCCTGGCTGCCGTCAAGGAAGACTTCGCTGCGGCGAATACCAAGGTCATGACCTTTTCAAGGGCGTTTGACCTGCATCCTGCCATCGGCACCTTACCCGAGGCAGTCCCGTTCGTGGAGGGTGCCTACCTGGATAGCGCCCAGAAGGTGTTCAGCATCAACGAGCATGGCAATACTATCAAGACCAACTCGCTCCAGACGATCACATCGTTCTGGGACCCCTCATTCGAGAGCATTGTGCGCGAGAAGCTGGCCCGCAATATGGTCGAGTCGGTGGAGATTCTGGCCCGCAATGCGCTGCTCACGTCAGGGAACCTGCACCTTCCGGCCGGGGTTGCCCAACGTGGGGACATCTCCAGCACCGATATCTACAGCCCCGACTACGGTGACCTGAGTCGGACCGCGCTGCAGAGTCGGAATGCGGTGGGGTTGAACGGCGGTGTTACCCCGCTGGCGGTCATTCACCCGCGTGTGTCGCGTGATATCCGCAAGGCGGCCGGCAGCGACTGGGTTGAGGTCAAGAAGTATGCCGACCCCGCCTCGGTGGTGCGGGGCGAGGTGGGCATGTTCGATGGTGTCCGCTACATCTTGAACAACTTTGCCCGTCTGCCCAACGCCGGGGAGATCGTCGTCCAATCAACTCTGAGCGCCCCTACGGTCAAGGGTCAGGGCGGTCCGGACAGTGACGAGAAGTCGCCGCCCCTCTTGACCTACGTCCCGGTGACCAGCACGACCGGCTTTGTGGCAGGGATGGAAGTCTCCATCCACAAGGCGTCGCTGGGAACCATGGTGCTTGAGACCGACGAGGAGGCTGAGCATCGGGTCATCGCGACGGTCGAGAGCGGCAAGTTGTACTTCACAGAACCGCTGTTGGTCGCTCACGCTGCAGGGGCCTACGTCACAGAGGCCCGCGACCTGTATGCGGCCGTGATGGTCGGCGGCCCCGGCCTGGCCATGGGTGTGGCCATGTATCCTGAGCTGCGCTTGCCGCCCATCGTCGACGACTTCATGCGCATCCAGCGCCTCAGCTGGTACGGCATCTTCGACTTCTTCCTGATCGAGGACGCCTACACCGAGGTGTGGGTGACCGCTGCGTCTACGGCCAACCATGGGAATGTGTAATGACCACCGTGGCTGAGTTTGTCACCAAGACGAGGAACTTTCTCAAGGACCAGCGTCAGGTTACCGATGAGGAGATAATCGTCTTCCTGGGAGATGCGATAGCGGACTACAGCTATCATTTTCCCAGGGGGAAGGTGGCAACCGTCACGCCAACGGGGGGGGTGATCGCATTGCCGGCCGATTCGGTGCAAGACATCGTGGATGGCATCGAGGTGGACGGGACTCTCTGGAGCGAGTATACACCCGAACCGGGGAAGGCCCTGCCCACTTCCGGAAACTGCTGGTACCGGTACGGCGACAGCATCAAGCTGGCCGCCGTACCGGCCGGTGCGGTCAATCTGCACTACCGGGCGATGTATCCGATTCCTGTGTCGGCCGGTGAGGAGATCGAGGTACCCAGGGTTGATGACGAGCTGCTGGTCATCTACGCTGCTGCCAAGTTTCACCAGAAGATCGGGACCGTCACTGCCAAGCTGGACCGCTTCAGGGAGAAGGGCGAGCGGGACGAAAACCCGCTGATCTTTATGCACGATGTTCTGATACGCCAATATGAGCAAAAGGTCGCCGACCGAAAACGTCGTGGGGCTGTGCGTCTGCGGAGGATATGATGGACATCGGCACACTGATCTGTAACGCCCTGGTGGAGACGATCATAGCGGCGTGCCAGACACCATACTCGGACAACCCCGGGGACAGCAACTACGATGCCGCCCGGGTCAAGCTGGTCAAGAAGGGGATGTTCCAGGATGACCCCACTGAGAACACCCCAATCGTATGTGTCGAGCGCAACAACCGCAGCGAGTCGTGGTACGACGAGCGCATGCGGCCTGAGATGGGGGTCACGGTTGGCCGGAATGCGTTGGAGCAATGGTACCGGCGTTTCACGGTCACCATCAACGTCTGGCCAGCCGGGAAGCTGCAAGATGCGGCAGAGAGCATCAACTCGACGGTTGTCGGCCGTGTCAAGCGAGCGGTCACCGATGCGGACGTGTCCACGTTGGCGGATGAGTTCGGGGAGCGCGTCACGGTGGGTATCAACCCCATCACGATGCAAAACACCCGGGAGATGGGTGGCCCGGATGATGAGTATGCCTGGCAGACCGTCCTGTTTCTAGAATATCAAACGGAGTACGTCCCATAGGAGGGGAACATGTCTATCCCGGCCTTGTCTTCAATGTTCGGGTTTGCGCGCCAGACGGGGAAGGGGTCAGCCAGAGACCCTGACATCGACTCGGCGTTGTTCAAGTGGATGCGCACCAGCACACTGATCGGCGGGCCTGTTCCGCGAGCGATCACCCTGCCCCAGGAGATGGGCGGGAGCATGCTCCCCGGGGGGATGGAGAAGCTGGGCGTGAACGGTGCCTTCGGGGGCGAGTTCATCCCCCGGCCAACCGTCATCGGCGAAGTCCTGTATGGCCTGATCGGACAGTGTACGTCGGTGCCCATCAGCGACGACATCGATGACATCTGCGATGCCACGGCGGCGTCGGACAACGATGTGCTTGCCACGGCGGGCAAGTTGCTGGCCACCGCCTATGATACCACACCGGGTGCCGCCACCACGATTCCGGGCGCGCCTCACCTGGTGTTGGCCTTCACACGTGTGGCCACCAGCGGCAACAAGGCTGTGACCATTTCTGGCAAGAACGAGGCCGGCCAGACCATCTCGGGTGGTGAGGCAGTGACTATTGTTGGCGGCCCCGGGGCGGGTGTCAGCTATGCGCGCACAACCAACCGGTTCTCGGAGGTCTCGGCGGTCGCGTGGCCAGCCCGCACCACCGATGGCGACAAGGTGACGATTGGCCCATGGTCGGGCTATCAGCACACCTTCACCCTGCCGTCCGACCCGGCCAACATTCCGTACTACACGGCGGTACGCCGTGTAGCGGGTACGGCTGACGGTTTCTGGGAGACGGTGACCGACTGCCGGTTCGAGTCACTGTCGCTGATGCAGGATGCCCTGGCGGTGTTGAACGGCAACTTCTCGATGAATGGCATCATCCCAACCCAGTACAACGTAACTGGAGGGGTGGATGATCTGAATGCGGTTGCCAATGCCGATGCGGGGCCATCATTTGTGGCCCCCAAGGGTGGGTTCAGGCTGGACTCGACCTACAAGAGCGACCACTACAACCCGGCAGTGGGCAAGGGCATCGCGGTACGCTCCCTGTCCATCCAGTTGGCGGCGGTGCAGGATGTGGGTCGCGAGTTCATCATCGGGTCCTACTATCCGGCCGACGTGGATGTGATCGGTCGCATCGTCGGCATCGCAGCCACCCTGCTGGTGACCAGCAAGGAGTTGTACAACAAGTTGCAGTATAACCCATCGTGGTCGAGCGGGAATGCGACCTGGCTGCCGATCGCCTACCAGGTACTGGGGAACGGCTTCGAGACTATGTTCCGCACCGGTCAGACGATTCCCGGTGGAGATGACGGGAATGGCAACGGGTCACCCTATATCCTGGCCATCACCGGTGCCAAGATCGAGTGGACGGTGGGCAGCATAGCATTGCGGTCGAACGACCTGGTGCAAATGCAGGTGACCGGTGTCGTGTCGCAACCCACATCGGGCGCCCCGCTGACCGTGACCCTGGTCAATGGTACCGCATCATACTAAGGAGGCGATATGCTGAAAGTCAAGTCAATGTCATTCGAGGACAAGCGGTTTGTCCTCAAGGAGTCCGACCCAAGCGGGGAGACCTACGTGGTCGTCAGGCATGCGCGGCTAAACGACGAGGCGCGGCGCTATGCGATGATTGCTCCAGCCGAGGGAGAGGAGATCATGGTCACCCAGGTGGCTATGATCGAGATGTACCTGACCCTGGTCGAGTGCAACATTCTCGACGAGAACGACGAACCGCTACTGGTAGCGGGGCTGTCTTTCCCGGAGTTCGAGGAGCGCGTCACCAAGTTGTGGGCATTCATGCCGAATGCCGTCTGGGAAATCCAGAAGTATGTGCATGAGGCCAATCCGCAGTGGAGCGCGGCGGAGGGAAACGGCTAGAACTCCTCGAAGTCGAGTTAATGGAACTACTCGATGCTGAGGAGATGGGCAGCGACACCCCGTTGCCATACATCTGGAAGGTGTATCGACTCTGGAAGCGCTGGGGGATCTCCCCGGTTGAGCTCCTGAAGTGGCCATCAGCATTGGTAGACAGCATGCTGGTGTGTGAGGTGGTCGATCACAAACGCAAACCGATCCCCCTGATGGATGGCGCCTCCACATCCTGACGGGGGATTTATTCCGGCCATGAGCTTCAGACAACAGCTTCGTCAGAAGTACTCACGCATACTGACACAAGCTCGGGCGCAGCGGCCGGAAGCTTTTCAGCCTATCACCCTGCCGCCGGGTGAAAAATGGCCGTGGGCCTCGCTGGCTGGCCTGCACCCGGAATACCTGTGGATGCAGGCGGCCCAGGAACTCAAGCCGACCGCTTTCATCGCCGGTAAAATCTTCGAGAGCTACGTTGCGCGCGAGCTGCAGGCCGCCAAGGTGCCCGGGTTAGTCAGCCTGGGCTTGTTCGGCGGCGAGCAGGGCGTCCCCGGCAGCATCCCCGACTGGATTCAACACACCGAATCTACCCCCATCCTGGGTGAGTTTGTGCTGCATGCTGGCCCCTTGGAGAGCATGAATGAGGGGCTGCAGCGGCACTTGCGCGGCCAGCTCAGCGCGTATGCCATGTTCTACCAGATGGCATTCGGCCAGCGTCCAGCGTTGGCCTATCACACCCTGCCCACCCAGCTGGAGGGGCGAGACGTCAACGCGCTGATCGCCGAGGCCACGGCATTGATCGAGGCCGACATCAACTCGCCGCGCGCCCATGAGATTCTGAAGACCCTGGCAGTCAGGATGGCAGCCGACATTGCGGCTGGAAAGTATACTCCCCTCCCCGGTAATATGGTGGTCACCCACGAACAGCTGGCCGCCGATCAGCGGCGGGTGTGGGGTGAGCTCAAGTACGCTGGCGAACGCAGTCGGTCGGTGGTGGGGCATCTGGTGCGCCAGATCACCCAGGGGCAGATGTTTACCCCCGGGGGGTACCAGCGATTGCAAGCCTGGCTGGGCAGCAAGTTGCCCGAGGGCGTCGGCGTGCGCAGTCTGGAGGGCAGCCGCATCCTGGCACGGGAGCTGTTCAGCCAGGCCCAGGTGGGGGCGACGGGCTTCATTCCACTGACACTGAATGAAGTTGCCGCCAAAGTAGCCAAGGACTTCATGCTGACCTCCGAAGAGCAGGAGGCATATCTCAAGCGGTTTGGCATCACCGAACAGGACCCCAAGCGACGGTTGGAGCAGTTCCATGCCCGGTTGAAGGCGCATCTGGCGCCTGGTTATGACGAGGCCCTGCTGAGGATGCAGGGCACTGAGGAGGACGATGAACTTCTCGCCCCCTTGGCGTTGTCCATCTATTCACGCTATCAACGCGGGGTTCAGTGGGAGTTGTCACACCGCGTGATGCCAGAGACGGCCGAGAGGTGGCAGAAGTTGTACGCCACAGACCCGGAGGGGGCCGCTCAAGCGTTACCTGGTCAGGGCTACTTCTGGACCGCACGCGGCAATGTCGTCCCGCTGTACGACTTCTTCACATCGCTGGCTTACGGCAAGGGGCCGGGCGGGACAATTATCGGGGAGCTCGGGAAGTCCAAGGAGAGCAAGCGCTTCAAGGCCCAGTACCGCGGGCTGACCGCAACCGTGGTGCCCGGGCACATGGTAGAGGGGCGCTTCCAACCATTGGAGCTCATCGAGTCCGAGCTCAGGATGACCCCCGACGAGTTCGGTGACGTATCCGGCTATCGTGGCCGGATGCTGCTGACTCAGGAGGAGTTGTACGGCCCCGGGTCGGGTGCGCTCAATCTGAAGTGGGCATCCGCCTTTGCCCAGCGCGGGATGGAGGTCTTCGAGGGGCCAGCGGGGGTCTCTCCGACCTATGCGGTAGGGACGGTCATCCCGGCGGGGACACGCTTCGAGTGGACGCCGGGCGGGAAACGGGGGGACAGCGGCGAATACGACCTGGAGATCCTGGAGTACATCGACGCTTCAGAGGTGGTCGAGGTCGAAACGCAAACCGGGGTCATGCAGGAGTTTGTGCCGCGCACGGCGGTGCTGTACAACCGGGTCCTGCGCATGGACAAGGGGCGCACCTCGTCGGCGATGGTCCACTTCAAGGGCACCTCCGGCAAGGAGATGGCCAACCCGATCAAAGAGGCATTCCTGCCGACCACCCTGGGCGGGCGGCCGCTCGACTTCGCCGGCACTGCCCAAATGAAGCCGACCATGGCGGCATTGATGTGGGGCATCGCGGCGGAATACGATCGCTTCAAGTCGCTGTACCCCCACCTAACCGGGAAGCCGTGGAACGAGGTGGTCGGGGAGCTGTTCCGGGATGAGACGACGATCAAGAAGACCTTCGAGGACTTCTACAAACCCTATGAGGTCGATTTCATCGTGCCACGGATGGTGCACATGTCGGTGGTGCCATTCGTGGGCGAGCACTTCAATGTGGTGCGACCGGAGGGGCGGAAGTGGTACGACCGGATTGATCCCAAGCAGCTGGTGCCACAGGGGGCCAATTGGATACCCATGTCGGAGGACCTGCGTGCCAGGTGCAGGGCGTACCCTCATCCCACCCTGGACTGGCGTGATCCCGCTCAAGATCGAGGCCAGTTGGCGGGCTTGGCCGATTTCCTGTTCCGCCATCCCGAAGCCGGGCGTGATCAGGCGTTGATGTATACCCGTCACCATGGCTGGTTGATGCCCCAGGTGATCAACATGGGCATCGACTTCGGCGCCGAGGCGCTCAATCAGCAGTGGATCAACTGGGCCGAGATGTGGCATCGGGCGCCGCACATGGTCATGACGGCGATCGAGTCGAGCAGGTTCTCGCGCTTCCAGGCGGAGCAAGTCCGCCAGGCAGGCATGTTGAATGCGGGCTATGCACTGACTCCCGAGCGCGTGGCCACCCTGTCGATGGGGCAGATGCGCCATCTATATCAGCAAGCTGTCTCCAATATCCCAGCTGGGCAAGAGTCGTTGCTCAACCGGGAGCGCGAGTTGATGAAACTCCTGCGCGAGCAACCTGGCTTGCAGAACCGGCTGCTGCGATTGGAGATTGAAGAAGGCAAGTATCTCTACGCTCCATCGTTGCAGACAATCGAGGCGATGGCTTACGAGGCCCCCTCGGGCGAGCTGCTGAGCAAGATTGCCGGGGGGCTGCACGACGTGTTCAGTCAGGTCAGCAACCTGGCCTACCGGCGAGAGGGCAAGACCGGGGTGGAGCGCCTGCGCGATCTGGTCAATGAGCTATCACTGTCCAAGGGCATCTTCAGGAAGTCGTTCTCGGCGGACATGCCCTTCGCGCGTGGCAATATGGCTGCGCTGGCACTGGGGTTGGGGCCGGGGCAGATTCGCGATCCCGACATGCCGAATGACATGGTGGTCATGGTCTCGCGCAATCCGGGCAATCCGCTCTCAGAGGACCCGCGTTTTGCGACTCGGAATGTGCGTGACTCCTTGTTGGAGTGGACCAACGATGTGGTGGCCATCAATGCTTACAATGTCTGGATTGGCAATGGCGATAACGACGGCGACACCTGGTATCTGCGCGGTAATCCGTATGCCTTCATTGTCAGCGGCAACCGCATCACCAAGAAGATGCCGGGTGGATGGTTCAAGTGGGTCGAGAAGCCCAAGGATGGGCCATTGGCTGATCTGGGCAGCGGTATTTGGACCCCGATGGTAGATGACCAGGGCAATGTGATCTACACCCAAGCTACCGATGCCGATGTCGTCAAGGGGGCAGAGATCGCATCTCGCATCGGGGGGTCCGGCAGTCCTTTTGAGGACTTCATCGGGCAGGCGCGGGACCGCGATGAGGCCGACCGGATGATGTTGGATGCGCTGGGGAAGATTCGGGCGACACCGATACGAGATGCAGTCAAGGAAATGTCGGCGCGGTCGATGCACCAGAAACAGATCGGCATCTACTACAACCCCTGGTTCGTGCAGCTACCAGCTGCGGCCATGGCGCTCAGCGAGGCACCTGAGATTGTCAAGGCGTTGTTGAATCCCATTGCAAAGGGTTTCTATCAAGCCTACGGCAAGGCCCAGGGGCCGGCGGCAGTCAAGGGGCCGATGACTGACATCACCGCCATGTTTTCATGGACACCGGTGGTCAAAGAGAAGGACCCCCTAACTGGGAAGACCGGCCTGGTTGCCCAGCACTTGTTTGCTCGTCCCTTCATCGGACCGGACGAACCCCAGCGAGAGGTAGACTTCAGAGAAGGCAAGGGCATCTTGCATGGGCTGGTGGACTACATAGCCAAGTTTGCCGGCGCCGTCCGTGAGTTCCAGCCCGACGACATGCTCAAGAGTGTCATCCAGAGGGGGGTATTGTGGACGGCCGAGGAGCGGGCCAGGCTGATCGCCCCGGTGGGTGACGAGGAGCGGCTGCGTCTGGCCACGCAGGCCATGGAAACCGGAGATGCTGCGCAACTCCGCAGCGTCTATCCGTCTCTCGCGGCATTTGCCCGGTCGCCGGTCGGGTTGACGGTTCTGGGGGGGGCCATCGAGCGCGGGTTCCGCTATGGGTTTGGCATCCGCGACAGCGACCTGCTGGATGAGTACAAAGCCAGGCTGGCCCACCTGGGGGACCTCAGGGCTGGTCAGCTGCTTGACTTTGCGGAACAGGACTTCGCGGAACGTGCCCTGCGGGGCGAACCGGTAAACTGGGCTGAGCTGTATGGTCTCAGAGAACAGATCGTTACCATGTTGCCCGAGCGGCCACGCACCGCGTCGCAACTGGTGCGCGACATCGGCAGTTTCAGGCTGAGCGGACAATGGGATCCCAAACAACAGGCCGCCCGGTGGATGGCCAGGAATGTCTTCCTGGATGAAATGACGCCCGAAGAGGTTATGACGACCTACAACCTCTACAATGAGCAGGTGGCATCCACCTTCGGGGCGGCCAAGGTGCGCAAGTATGGTGTCCCCAGCCAGGCGGAGGCGGTCAGATATGAACAGGCGGTCAAACGTTACATGGCGGGTGTGGGCATTCCCGTCGAGAATCTCAAGACGCCTGAGGATGCATTGTTTCCGGGAGGGGTTGCAGCCAGTCGGGGCGTTGTTGTGGGGGTGGGTGATCTGTGGGCGGCCAGGACGTATCTGGAGCAATTGCGCGAGCAGATCACCGGCGAGCGTCTCCGCGCCGATCGGTATGTGCCCTACGCAATCCCGCGGGCGTATGGCGAGGTCGAGGTACCGCATGGGGTAGTCCCAACGCTGGCAAACCTTGCCGAACAGGCTGGTCTCGACTTGTACATCGGCGAGGTGCGTTATGCTGGTGGACCGATGACAGTGTATGGGATGCCCCGAGATATCCCGTCCTTCACTCCCTCCAGCATGCTGGAGGATTTCATCGAACCGGATTTCGGTCCTGACTTCTACGAAGGAGATTGACCATGCTTCCAACTCCAGGTTGGCAACGTGCTGTGTTTGGCCGGACGGCCAATCGGCAATGGGGAACCTCTTTGAGTGGGTTCTCGATGCAGGTGAGCGGTTTTACCGGCGAGTTCGAGCGTTTTGTGGACCCGCCGTGGTTTGCCATTCAAAGAATCGTCGGTTTGTATGGCCTGATCGGTGAAAGCGCACGCCGTGCCCAATTGGGCAAGTCGTCGTTGGAATGGTCGGCCCGGGCATTGCCGCAGACGGCCTTCGGGCAGCTTGCACCCGAGGATATCCTGTACGGCACGCCGGTTGCGCAAGATGTGCTCAGACGAGCTAACCCACTGCAATGGGCGGATGCCTTCCAAATCAAGCCCAACCTGGCGCAGGACATTCAGGAGTTCTCGGCGATGTATGCGTCGGGACGGCGGTATCTGTCCCCGCGTGAGGCCAGGGCTGCGTCGCGGGTGGTCAGTGAGGCGTTCACCCACATGCGGGCGGGGCAGGCAGCATACCAGGCGATCATCGGCCGGCAAAAGTTTGTGGCCAATGTGTTGGCCGGGATGTACCGGACAGACTCAAGTGGGGCCTTTCTCCGTGGCGACACAGATGTTCTGCCGGACGACTTCATCGAATATACCCTTGACGACTTCGGCCTGAAGTATGGGACCACCTACGGGGAGTTTCGCCAGCGGTATGACCAGCCGACGACGACCGGCCTGCACCAGATTGCCAGCACGGCAGCGACGAGCTACGAGGCCCAGGCCGCCGAGCTGGCCCCGGGCGGGGCTGTGTTCAGGCAGGTGGATAGCATCCAGAAAGCGGTCCGCCTGGCCGCCCGGGCTGAACGCGAGACGCAGCGTTACCAGATGGCGGGGGAGGCAGAGTACATGCACGCTGTCCAGCCTGGGGTTGCGTCATTGCGAGGCGGCCTTGGTGGCGCGCTACGCGAGGCTGAGGCGTCCATTCGTTCCTTCGCGGACACGCTGGACAAGAGGGGCAAGGTCTCGGTGGAGCAATACTCGTCGATGCTTCAAGAGAGCTTGCAGAGTCTCGACTCGAAGATGAAGATGATCGACATCCACGGCAGCGCGTTGAGCAAGGATGCTGTGCGTCTCAAGTATGAGGTCGAGCAAGGTGTCAGCGCTACCGAGATCGACCCGCGGACCGGGAAGCCGCGTCAGCTTGGCTTTCACGAGCATATAGCAAGGAGTCGAGAGTTACAGGCTGTCCAACTGGAGCAGGGCCAGTTGGACGCTGCGATGTTGAGGTTGCGCGAGAGGTATGTTGCGGCTGACGCTGAGCACGACCGATTGCGGCCGGAGTTGCAGCGCAGGCGGGAGAACTTCCGCCGTTCGCAGACAATTCAGCATGCCCTGTGGGCACCCTGGCAGGTCGAGATGATGCGTGCATTCGGCGAGCTTCCGGCGCAGGAGGCGTTCCTGTACGCGGCGGAGGTTGACAAGCTGCAATCGGATGCGGCCTATCTCTCTGGGGGGACGTCGGTGGGGGTGTCGGCGGAAGCCGGCCGGCGGAGTGCGGATGCGGCCTTTGCGCAATACTATCGCGGGCGCGGGGCGGAGAGCGGTTTTCTGGGGATATCGGCATTCATCAACCGGATGATGGCCGATAACCCTGCCCTGGCCAGGACATTGGGGTCTGTCCAGCCCTGGTTGACCGGGGCGGGCTACCTGCTGATGGGGGAGTTGTACACCTCGCAGATGACCGGCGGACGGATGGGCCTGTTCTTGGGAGATGACGGGAAGCTGTTCGGGAGGCATTCGGTCGTCGGCAATATTCCCAGGTTCGGGCGCGATGTTGGGGCTGCTTTTTCTCTGATGGGCCAGCATCCCCAGGCATTGGGGACTATCGCCGGCATGGGGGCGGCCGGAGCAACGGCGGCCGGCCTGGCTGGGGCCGGCATCGTGGCTGGCACGGCTGCCGTGATTGGTGCTGGATGGGAGGCAGCCCGGAGTCTCGGCGCGCTGCCGGGGAGGCAGGACTTCCTGACCGAACTCGGGTCTGGGGCGAGAAACATCTGGGGGGAGATCGTCAAGAGTCATGACGAACTCTTCCTGGTTAGTAATCTGCTCAGTGGTATGGGATTCCCCGAAGCGTGGAAGCAAGCGCAGCAGGATGCAGCGATCGCCGGTGCGTGGGCAGCCGGATATATGCCGTCGGACTCAGATGATGATGTGACCAAGGCCAGGCGGGCATTGGTCGGGGCTGGCTATGCCAAGGGGGACCGGATCGATCCGCAGGCGATTGCCGCATCGCGCGCTCAGGCGGCAGCGATTGGCTTGACTGATCTCGATCAATGGGCCAGGGTGTATGCTGGCCTGGGGCAGTTCGAGGGCGCATTGGGGATGGAGGCCGGTGATATCTTCTCCCAGATGGCCCAGAACGCGCGGAGTACAGGGTTTATGGGGGCCCAGGCTACTCAGTATGTCGAGATCATGGGACGGCTGATGCAGACGTTGCCCGAGTCACAGCGGCCCTACGCCATGGCTGGTCAGGAGCTGGCCGGGATGCAGGCCCAGACTTTGATGCAGCTGGGCAAACGAGATGTGATCGGCATGATGCCATCCCTATTGCGACAGGGTGTCGCCCAGGCCCAGATGGGCATGACCGTCGTCGACAAGCAAATCGAGCTGGCCAATCGGACAACGCAGAGGCAGATACTGGGCATGGGGCTTGAATTCTCGATGAGAATCCCAGAGATGCTCCAGTGGGGGATGGAGTATGGTCAGGATCCTATGCTGGGAGCTCAGCTGGCTGCCCGGGCTTCGGCTGCATATGGAGGAGCGACCCCGCGTTTTGGCGCCGACTACTTCATTGACATGGCCAGGCCAGGGGCAATGCGGGCTTGGGACATGCAGCGCTACAGCGATGTGTCTGCAGCGTTAGCTCCATACGCCACACAGTTCCGGTGGGATGGAGACACACTGGAAGCGATTACCAGGCGGATGGGGGATCTGGATGCTTACGGCCGGCAGCAGTTCATGCGCAGCTTCGGGTTGACCTCGGGCTTCGATTGGTCGAATGCCATTCGAGGGCAGCTAAGTGTTCGCGGCCCTGGGCAGCTGGGCATAGAAGAATATGACACGCTGGCTAGTATGATCACCCACGATACCCTTGGCCGGCCGATCTACTTCCAGCCACAGCGGGAGATGAATCGCCTGGGTGTCAGGCAGGACCGTGGGCGGCAGGAGTTGTACTTCGCCCAGGCTGGGACCCAGCTCTATCACCAGGAACAGCTGATGATGGCCAGTCGGGCGTTGGAAGACTTCCAGTATGGTGCTCTCCCGGATGGACAATCCAGGGCGCAACGCGATGCCCGTTTCTACGCCGACTTGAACCTGGACCGGATGCGTCTCAACATCCGCCAGGCTGAGTTCAACCTGGGTGTGGGGGCTGGATATCAAGATCGGCAGCGCGCCCTGCAGCGTCAGATGATGGAGATGCAGTACCAGTGGCGGAGTGACGACATCGGCGTGGCTGGATATCGAGCGAATGTCCAGTATCAGTGGCAGCGCGAGGACTTTGCCGTGAATCGCAACGTCCTCAACCTGCAGTCGAGATGGGAGATGGAAGATCTCGATGAGGCCATCCGGTTCTCGTCGGGAAGGGATCGCATTCGGCTGATGCGACAACGAGATCGCACGGTGACGATGCAGAATGTGCAGCGATCACAGCTCGATCGCCAGGAGGCACGTGGCGCCACTGCCTTCGAGTGGGGCGAGGAAGATCGTGCCAAGGCACTTGATCGTCTCAACAAGGAGATGGCCATCAAGCGTGAGATGGTCAGCCTGGATGAGGAGTCGATCAAGAAGCAACGCGAGTTTGCTCGCGAGCAGATAGAGCTGATGCGGCGCGAGGAAGGCTTCCTTACCACCAAACGAGGTGAGATGGAGGACCAGTTCAAACTTGAGGACGACTACCGCAAGGATCGTCGCGAGTCGGAGGATGCCTCCCTGCAGGCCCAGAAGGACCGTCTTGCCCAGGAGAAGAAGTTCTACGAGGAGATGAAGCCGCTCCAGGACGCCTACATCCTCGCCATGGAGACCTACGAGGACAACATGCAAGCCCACTGGCTGGCGGCGAACGGCTACATGGCCGAGTTCAAGAAGTTCCTCGAAGAGGAGCTGGCCGAGGGGAAAGGGCTGTACGAGATCTGGCGAAAGTTCTGGCAGATACCCGAGAATGTCACCTACCCGAGTGCTGGGTCCATGAGATGGCTGGATAGAGCAACGCGGGGGATTGACTGACCCCCGGGAAAAAAGGAGGCCCCCCAGTCAAGGCACCTCTCCGTCTTGGTAGGGGGTGGTCATCTTGGCAGAAAGCCTTCCACGAATGAGATAACACCTGTCAAGAGGGAGGTTGTTTTTACCAGGAAGCAATCTCTGAACGAGACGATGCCTATCAGTGACGGCTAGTCTTTTTCCTTTTTCAGAAGGAAAAAGACTAGCCGTGTGGGTTCTCAAACGTCACGGTCTAAGGTGACCACAAGATAAATGCCCCCGCCCTCGCCTGCGGAACGCTGAAAAAAAACAGCCCACGCTTCGCCGTCTGGTCTATGGCCCCCCCGAGTGGGGGCTTACTCTGCTGCGCCTTGCGGGCGGGTGGCGGCTGAGGGGTACACCCTGGATTGCAGCATTTCAGCTCAGCGCGGGTTCTTTCAGGACTGTGAGGCCCTGGAATCGCGTGACATCAGCGGCCGGGTATTCACTTGCGTTAGCCCTCCGACCGTTTCGAGATGGTTGCCCATCCTTGCGTGCCGGCCGTTTAACGTGGTTCTTCCGGGCACCCACGGCACTACGTATTCAGTTGTGACAACAACAGTATAACACCAAATGGTTGAAATGTCAACCCCTCAAAAAGAGGAAGCGCGCTTCATTGCGCGCAAGGAGGAGGTCGTCTCCGTAGGATATGGAGAGCTGCGATTATTGTACACTCCGTCGGTTGATTTGTCAACCTTCTGGTTGACCTATACACCAGAGTGTGCTATAATCCGACTATGGCCAATGCGTACATCAGCTTCACTCATGGCGGTCTTACCAAGCGCTATGTGGTTCAGCAGACGCTGTATGAACCGCATGAGGATCGGTCACGGCGTGTGTTCGTGACGGTTGGCAAGAAGACCCGGGTGCAGGACTTCGGGTTCATCGACAAGGTGTGGATATTCAATCTGTTGGTGCCGTACAGCGATCAGGTGGTGGGTGGAGCAACTTATGGCGGGTTGGGTTGGCTGAAAGACACATTGTATGCACAACCCACGGTAGCCTTCACCGACCACTATGATATTGCGCACACAGTGGTGTTCGAGGGCGAGATGGTGTCCAAACCCCTGGGCGGTGCCATTGACGGGTCGGCCAAGTTCGTAGTGCAGGTCCGCTTGAGGAAGCATCAGCCATGAGAACCGATGTTGCTGCTGCCAATACTTTGTTGCAGCAGGCGGTCTCCAACCCCGTCAGTCGTGTGTATTCTGAACAGCACATGCCAGTGTGGACACATGTCCGCAGTGAGGGTAGCAGCAACGCCCTTGGGCACGACGCCAAGATCATCACCTACGATAACACTCAGCATCTTTTCCGTGTTCGTGTCGAGGGCAATGCTGTCAAGTACATCCATCGGAGCGGGACGGAATTGGGGACCCTCTCCAACTGGGACTGCACCAGCACCATGCCCAACCCGAACACCCCGATGGCGGCATCGGTCACGAAGGCCACAGATCACTGTGCTCAGATTGCCATTGCCGCCAGCGATGGACAGCCGGACATCTGGGTGCTGTGGTTCACCAAGCAGTTCTACCTGATGGCCCAGAAGTACAACCTGGTCTCCAGGGCGTGGAGCAATCTGCACATGGTGGCGATGTCCGGCCTGGCGTTTCAATGGGGTGTCACCGCGCTCCAGGTGGCGGCGCCGACTCACGATCGGGCCTATGCCACAGAGATGGTCACGACCAGCAGCATCATGGGCTATGCCACGTATGGCACACAGATTCGCAGCCTGTGGTGCAACAATGACATCTGGCGCGTCTCGGATGCGGGATGGCCACTGCGCTACCGCTGGTACTTCAACAAGATGTACCCGACGGTTGGCGGGACCATATGGACCACTACCGGCACGCCCATTTGGGGATTGCCCGTCTATGGGGGGTTGGGCGCAGTCCCCATGGCCGGCGACGATTTGGTGCTGACATCCGGCTTCAATCTCGACTCGCTGGGATACAACGGCAGCGAGTCGGGGGTGTGGGTATTCAAGCGCGAGCTGTCCTCTGGCCATTGGTGGCGCCAGGGAGCACCTGTTCGCGGCGACTACTCCTATGCCAATGAGGGCTATCGGTTTCTCTATTCGATGGCCAGGGCGTCGGTGGTCAAGGGGCAGGTATGGGCGACGTGGCTGCATGAAGAAGAGTCCACCGACCTTGATCAGACAACCAGCGCGGAGCTGGTTCCGCGAACGGTGGAGGTGGTCTACAGCCGTTCCTTGAACGGGCGTGACTGGACCGAACCCCAGATGATCACGGCGAACGGTCGTGGGCGCGGCACCGGCCCGATTGTTCTCGTCGAGAACACTGGCGTCAACTACCTCTACATGGTGGGCTACAAGGATCTCTTCCGGTCGGTGGCGACACATATCGTCGAGGACCTGGACAAGAACCGCACCGATATCTCACATCTGGTGCGTGGGTGGAATGTGACGCAAACCGGTCGCGGGCCAGATGCGGCGATCGAGCTGGATGTAGACGGCAACCTGACCCCTCAGGAGCGGGCGCATTTTGACGAGAACCGGCGCATCACGATCGAGGTTGGCGATGCGGGCGCCCCCCTGGTAACGCTCGCCAGCGGCATTGTTGATACCGCCTCGCCAGCTTTCTCGGTCAACCCGCCCGAGTCGTCAATGCAGGTGGTTGCTCTGGTAGCGGGTATGTTGCAAGACACTCGCTATCGCACCAACTCACACATTGCCCGGCAGACGACCAGTTACATCGCCCCGAGCAACATTGATCAGTGGGTGATCGACTCGGGCGCATGGACGATCTGCGAGAATCCGACTTGGGCCAGGTGGGCCAACCTCTCCGGCAACTTCGTGCGCATCGATTCCCATGACGTGCAAACCAACCTGTGGCACCAGATGTGCTTCTTTGTCCATCCGCCGTGTGTGGATGGCGCCATCGAGTTGTCGGTGCGGATGGGGACCGAGGGGCAGTTCAAGCACAAGCAGGGGAATGCCCCGGACGGAGTTGAGGTTACCAAGGACGCCTGGGGGCCGCTCAATGGGGTGTTCCGCTACAAGTCGTTGCGGGCACCTGCAACCGGATATGACCCGGCCGTACACGACCTGGCCATTCAATATGTGAATGGCTATCCCTGGCGATATGGGTTGTACCAGAACAGCTTCCCTGATGACAAGTTTCGCACCGATGACGGCTGGGGCCTCACCAACTACTCAGCCATTGGGGTCACAGTCAGGACGGCCAACAACAAGAACGGCTATGTTTTTGCTTGGGAAGCTGGGATGCCGGAGTGGAATCAGGACAGTTCGATGAACTGGCCGAATGACCATGACAAGATAGACGTTCCTGGCTATGACTATGCCAAGAAGCCGGGGACGTTGATTCCGACTGGTATATCCAGCCGCCTGGTGTTGTACGAGTTCTTTCAGAACCCGGTGACGGATTCCGTCTCCCGGCGTGTTGTTGCGCACTACTCGAAGCCGGTTGATCTGGTGCTGGGCTACCCGCTGCGTATGAAGGTGTTGTGTCACGGGCGCAGCATCTACTGCTACTATCGCAAGTGGAACCAGTCCAAGAAGGATTTCGATGGCGACTGGGTCCTGGCTATGCACTATACCCAGGGCGATGCGATGGGGGCCGGGTCGTTTGGTTTCTATGGGCGCGGCTTCCAAGGCGGAGTTGGCTATGGCACCGACCCGGCCCATACCGCCAAGGCGTGGGTGTGGGATGCGATGATGTACGACACCGCCAAGGTCTGGACTCTGGATGATGCCGTCAGGAATATCTGCTGGAAGGCGGGGGTTGAGATCGAGACCAAGACGCGCGTCCCGGATGGGTGGACCACCAGGGATGGGATCACGCTCGCCGATACGTCCGGCACCAATCCAATCGTCGAGGCCAACCCGATCATCGACGCCAATGCGACGGTATCGTCCAGTTTTGGTTTTGTGGTGCGGGCGTTGACGGATGCAAACAAGAATCCCATCAGCTTCGTCGGGGTGGGATTGTCGAACATGACCGGCGCCTGGCGGTTCTCTGTATGGGGAAGTGGGCTGTCCGGCAGGAGTATCAGCACACCCATTCCGTGGTCGTTCGCCCATGGGGCGGTGATTCCGCTGAGAGTGGCTGTCATCGATGAGTGGTACAGCCTGTGGATTGGCGATGCTCTGATCGCGTCTCTGTACTTCCCGTTCAGGACGTGGACCGGGACAGGTGGGTTGCAGGTAGGCCACTATGGCAGCACATTTGCGGACTTCACCCTGTCGGAGCTGTCCGAACCCCCCTGGGTAGTCACGATGGATGCCAATGCCTCGGTGCTGGAGACGTTGAATTCTCTGCTGGCGCAACGGCGCATCAAGCGGTTCATGCGCTATAACGGCAAGCTGAAGCTGGGCTACTTCCTCAAGCGCGACCAGGCGGCCACGATGTCGGATACGGTTCTTCGAGTCAGCCGCAACCAGGTGAACCGTTTCATCTCAGAGTGCCGGGTGGATGGTGCTCGCGGCTGGGCAACCTATAAGTCACCCCGGCTAAGCCAGGGGCGGTACTTCCGGCGTATTGACATGCCCGACATCTTCGATCGCTGGGGGATGTATCGGGAGGCGCAACTGATCGTGCGCGACTCAGGTGAGATGCTGGAGCAGTGCAACTTCGTCGGGCTGCCCCACCTGGCCATTGAACCTGAGGATGAGGTGACCATTGTCGTGACCGACCAGGGCATCTCCGATGATTACATCGTGGATGACATCAGAACGTCCTTCTCCCTGGAGGGGAGGTCGTTCACTCAGCAGATTGGCACCCGCCAGAGGTACATCGAGTAATGGCCAACGTCACATCGGTTGAGCATCTCAAGAAGATGATGGACCGCCGCGGCGTCACTGCGCTGGATGGCACAGTGCGAGGTGTGGCAGCGGGGTACGCGCGCGTCCAGATCAAGGGATCACCCGAAGTGGTATTGGCGCGGGTGCCCACGCACATCCCGCCGGACGTCCTGGTCCCTGGCCGGCCGTGTTCAGTCGGTATCATGGCCAACGTGCCCTACATCATCGCGGCGTTTGCCGACACGAATGACAACGCGAATGGCTATGTGCCGGCCGTGCGCCCCAGACTGGGGGTCCCTGGCATTGCCGCGACTGTCACAGGGAACGGCAGATGGGCGCTGAGTTTCACTCCTGTCAATGGTGCTTCACGATATCTGGTGTATGCCTCCAACTCCCAGAATGGCGAGGGGGCGATTGATCTCGCTCCATTTGGGCAGTTCTCCGGCACAAAGAATGTCATCTACAACAACGTCCCCTCCGGCGCACGCTACTTTGCGGTGCGGGCGGTTGACAGTTATGGGCGGGAGGGGCCGCTGTCGAGCTGGGTGACGGACACTGTTGCTCCCCCAACCCCGGCCAATCCCACCGTATACATGACCAGTACAAATAAGATCATGGTGGTCGTGCCCTCGTCCGACACCAGCGCCAACCATCCCGGGTATCAAAAGTGGGATGTCCACTGGAGCTACGATGGAACCGGGGTGGGATGGTATCTGGGGACTTTCACCGGCAATGCCAACTCGACCAGCGTCAAGGAGTTCTTGAATCCGACTCTTGGGACTGCGCAATACACCGCTCGTCCCTATGTCCGTCTCCGGGCGGCCGACTGGGCTGGCAATGTCTCCGGGTGGACGGGGTGGGTCAGGGATGTCAACGCCACCTTCACGCCAGCCCTGTCGGTCTACAAGACTGCCAACGGCGCCAACCTGGTCTGGACGACCGACTATCGCGTCCTCAAGTATGAGATCAGAAGCGCGGCCGATGCTAATGGGACTGGCGTGAAGACGGTCGGAGACAGGACCGGCAACAGCATCTCAGTGACCAGCACCCATGGGTTTTTCAGTGTCCGGGCGATCATGCTCAATGGCCTGGAAGGTCCGTGGACAGCCTGGATCAAGGACAACACAATTCCGCTGACGGTTGATATTTCCAGGGTCACGGTCACCAACCTGAATGGCCGGATTCGGCTGACCATAGCATCTGATGAGCGCTCCCGAGTCGAACCGGGTTTTGCGCATTGGCAGGTGTGGTACAAGGACACCCCAAGCGGGAGCGCATACAACACCGGCGTGACCTTCAGAGGCAGCAGCATTGAGCTACCGCTGGATGTCAATACCGTGCGTTACTACGCCTTCAAGACGGTCGACCTGGCTGGGAACATCAGTGAACTGAGTGGGTTCGTCAAGGGGACTTCGATCCCCAGTGGTTATGGGCAACTTGAGGAGCGCTTCCGCTATCTAGCTCATGGCTGGCTTCCGCTGGTGCATTGCGTAGATGCGGATGGCAACATCCGCAACTGGACGTCTGTCTCTGGTACGCTCCAGACGTCGTTCTACCATTTCCCCAACCTGGAATGGTTTGCCTCGCCGTATGCTCAGTTCACCTCACAGACAACAGTGCGTGGGTACTTCACCAATGCCAGTGGGCTTGACTTGAATGTGCTTCGGGATGACTTCGACACCAACGACGTCATCACCATTGCTCTGTCGCTGGAGTATGGTTCAGCGGCGACCTTCACCGCGACCCTGCGATTGCACCCCGACTCATACGGCAGTGGGAACTACCTGATCGGGTCCGGGAGTGTGGCCCTGACGGCTAATGGGCGGTTCGGTGTCATCAAAATCTCCAAGGCAGCCTTCACTGCCTATGGTAGCGGATCGTGGTCGAATGTCAGGGTCGTTGATCTCACGATCACATCGAGTGTATCACAGGCGAATGCTCGGGTGTGGATTGGGACCATTCGGGCTTCCAAGGTGTACAGCTCGGGTGACAGGCCGGCGGCCTATACCAACCTGGACACAGAACCGAGCATGGCTGATGTCCTGGGGCGCAACGAGATAGAGGCGCGCTGGCTGTGTAACGACTCGACTGATTGTCATCTGTTCCCATTCGATATCGCGGCGGAGTTCAAGAAATACCCGAGTGACCCTGGCCTTAAGCTGGAGGGTTATCCTGCCAACGGGGTCTTCATCCCCAGCACGACATGCATGACGGCGAACGGGCGGATGGCGGCCACGTTCATGTATAACTCCTACGTCCCGTACATGCCGTCGGACGGCGAGTTTGGCATTGCCTTTGGGCTTAAGTTCGAGCACTACAACAACCGTCCAACATCAGGCTTTCTTCTCAGAGCGGGCTGGCGGTCGGGCAACTTCATCGCCGAGCTGTGCCGTCTGAGTTTAAGCGGTGGCAATGTGGTCTACACCGTCATAGCCAGCAAGACAATCACCCTGCCTGAGTCATGCGGGTGGATTGCCCTGGGGGCAGATTGGACCGGTGTAGGCAGGATAATCAGATGTGCTGTTGCCCATTACAAGTCGGTCTCGACTTGGACACGTCGCTGGACCAGCGATGTCTACACGATGAATGCACGGCCGGAGGACTCCTTCAGCAAGGATGACAATCTGTCGCGCGGGGGGATGGTCGCTCTATGGTTCAAGGGTGCGCCCTTCTACGTGGCAGACATCGTGGCCGGTTCGCCCGAGCATGCCCATTCGGCCGATATCGCTCAGATTGCCAAGCAGGCATACACCCTGATCTCGCCGGTGGCCGACAATATCGAGTTGCTGGGGACCTTAAAAGCGGGGGCGTTGGAGGCTGATGTCCTGATCGGCCAGATGCAGGGTGATCGCTGGCGTGGTTCTGGGGCCGGCGATATGGTTGTTGACCTGAATCGGGCCGGGGCTGGGACACTACATATTCGTAACGACTCGCCTGACCAGATCGCCAACCTGCAGGTAGAGGGGAGCATTCTGGTGGGGGGAACTGTGGACGGCGTAGATATATCCAATCACGCCGGCGATGCTTCCGCTCATCATGCCCCGATCACGTTGTCTGCCGCGTTGGATAATGGCCTGCTTGGTCTGTCCGGCCAGCAGTTGACATTGGACTCTCAGAATGCCAAAGCCTTCCTGGGCGGCCCGACCTCAGGGGGGGCAGCGGCGCCATCGTTTCGCAGCCTTGTTGCTGGCGACCTGCCGGCCCACACCCACAAGGCGTCCGATCAAGGGGGCGACTATCCGTGGGCCTACATTACTGGCTTTGGGACGGACCTTGAGGATGTGGTTCTCGTCGAGAATGCCGGGGCGTCCACCCTGGTTGCGCGGGCCGATCATGTCCACGCGCTATCGCAAGCCATCACCCCGGTGTGGACGGGGCTGCACACCTTCCGCCGCCAGGGCGAGCAGCTGCGTCTTGGATATGACGTCAGCAACTATGCCGGCCTTGAGGTCAGTGCGGGTGGTGCTTTGACATTGACCCCGACCGGCAACCTGCTCAGATTTGGCATCACCAATGGGGCGGTCTCCCCCACGATTGGCTACACGGTTGATCTAGGTGTCCTCACGACCAAGTATCGGGCATTGCACGCGGCTGAGTTGTGGGTCGAGACGCTGGTTGCTCAAGACACCCTGGCGACCATTGGCGGGCGGATACTGGTTGGGCCAACCACCATTCTTGCTGCGGACGTTGGGACCGCTGCCACTTCCATCACCGTCAAACACAACAACCTGTTGAACGGCGACCGAATCTATCTTGAGTCGGATGGCAAGGTCGAGTTCATGAGCATCGACTCGTCCCCGTCGGGCAGCGGGCCGTATGTCTACAACGTGACCCGCAACCTGGACGGAAGTGGGGCGAACGAGTGGTTCGCCGGGGATGCTGTCTTCAACACCGGCACGACCGGCAATGGGTTCATCGACCTGTATTCGGTCAGGGGGGTTCTGTCCGGCTTCGGTCCCACCATTGTTGGCAACGTCAGGACAGGCACGGCCTTCAATGCCTACGCCCCCAGGTGGGCTGTGGGCAACTTGAATGCCTTGTACGACTACGGCGCGAACAATGTCTACGGGTTCGCGGCGGGCAATTACTCCGCCACCTGGGTGGCCGTGGACGCGACCAGCGGCTTTCGTGTGATGAACAGCACCACGCAGCTGGCACGCTGGTTCACCGATGGTGTGATCCTGATCGGTCAGGAGACGACCGGCCAGAGCAATATCCGCATCTCGGCCGGTAACATTGCGATCCGCAATGCCACGACGGAGATCGCGAGGTGGGATTCCTCCGGGAACATCACGCTCGGTCGGACCAGCGATGAGCATGTGAACATCACGGCGACTGCCCTGTCCTTCCGGGATGGGGCGACCGTACTCACCAACATCACAGGTGGGGCTATCACAATCGGTCAGGTCGCATCTGGCCAGAGCAACGTCCTCATCTCGGCCGGGACTATCTCGATTCGCAACAACACGGCTGAGCGGATCAGGCTTACTTCCGGTGGCGAGTTGACGATCAGGGATGGCAGTGGCAATGCCGTCATCACACTGGACGCCAGTGCGGGTGCGGAAATCACTCGCAAGTTGACCATGCCTGGTACGAGCAGCGCCATCGCGATTGGGTCTACTCCGCCTACTAGCGCCACTGCGGGCACCGGCATCTGGATCGACCGGACAGGTTTCTACGGACTGGTAGCAGGGGCCCAGCAGGTCAGAATCTCGGCGTCGGACGGGAAGTTGTATGCCGGCGGCGGGGCCGTGAGATTGGACACTGATGGTGTCACAATTTCAAACACAGCGGTGCAGATGATCAGATGGCTCGACGGCACGACGCCATGTGGGTACCTCCTCGGGGGAAGTAGGGGACCTGTCATGCAGGGGACCGACCGCGTGGCGTTAGTGGTGGGCAGTAATTACGTAGTCGAGGTTCTCACTGACGGCGTCTCAATCACGATCCCCATCACCGTTACCGGTGAGGGGTACTTCGTAGAGGACAGGGCCGGGCTGATGGCCCGCATAGCAAACCACCACCAGTGGGTCACCGACCACTTCCGCAGTGGTAGTATCCCATCTGGGTACGCCTGGACCTCCTCCTTCGGTCAGAGCGGGACACCCACGAGCATTCTTGACTACTCCTACCGAGGTGATTATATGCGTGTGGCTGGCAACAGTTCAACCGCCAGCCACAGCCTGGTCAAGCGCGGGCCGCTCGATCTGGCCGGTTGCCGGGGTAAGACAGTCCTAGCCCGGATGGCGGCTGGCAGTACCCTGGCCAGCATCATTATCTGGTACCTGATATCAGGTGTATGGCGATACGTTACCCTGGAGATCGAGCGGACGTCCGGGTACAACATCAACTGTAAGTTCGTTTACGATGTTGGCGGGTCGCAGGTCCTCACGACTTTCAGTAACTTCGGTTGCTATGGTGACTTCTTTACCCTGCGACTGTACCATCACACCGATGACCGGGTGTACACGTATATCTACAACGAGTCCGGCCTGACGCAGAACATGCCGTCCACACCTGTCTTGTCCGCGATCACGGACTCGTACTGGGGGCTGAGGACGTATGGTACCGGCCAGCCGGCTGTATTCGATTGGTTCCAGTGCAGTGTGTGAGGGACTATGGAAATCAAGTTCGGGAACGTTTGTATCGAGTCGGACAGTCTTCGGGCGGCGTATGAGGCGGTCCTGGGGCATTTCGAGGGCCTTGATGATTTCAAGGCGTGGGCGTTGCGTGAGGTGGAACGACGGCGCATGGAGGATGAGGCTGAGTACGCCAAGCCGGCCTACCCGGTCAAGGAGAGAGCGGCGCGTGCGGTGCTCGCGGGCAGTCGAACTGCCTATCTGGAGGCTGAGGCTACGGCGCGTGGAATCACGCGGGTCGAGTTGGCCCAGCTGATAGTCCAGAAGGCCGAAGCAGCGGCAATAGCCATCGACGCCATCGATGCGTGGGTATATCGAACTAAGACGGCCATCGAGGCGGCAAAGACCGTGGACGCAATCATTACGGCCCTGGGGGGCGAAAAGGAGAAAGATGAAACTCTTGGACCTGGTGGCGAGCGAACGAGCATTGAACAACCTGATGCAGCAACCGATGCTGGCCGGGACGGCATTCCGCCTCGCGATGGTGGTGAAGCAGGCGGCACCGTACCTGGAGCAGTTTAACCAGCAGCGGTTCGAGCTGGCCAGGAGGTACAGCGGCAAGGATGACAGTATCGCCCTGCCCGATGACATCCCACAGGAGAAGCGGGGGGAGTTCGAGGCTGAGATCAACGCCTTGCTCAATGAGGAGATCGAGATCGGCTTCAAGCCAATCGACCCGGACCTTCTTGGCGGGAATGTGACCCCGATGGATATGCTGGTGTTGGGATGGTTGTTCCATGAGTGACGTGCTGGTGAACAGCATCATCATCCCGTCCGAGACAGCCACTGAGATTCGACTGTTGTGCCCTGTTACCGCGCCGGAGTTGAGCTGTCCGGTGACTGCTGAGGTGCAAGTTGGCTAAGGTTTACAAGAACTCGGTGCTCATCAACATTATCGTGAACGTGGGGATCGATCTCACGAACGCGGTCAGTGTCACGCTGAACATCAAGAAGCCATCTGGCGCTACTATGGCGCGGACTCCCACCATAGATGCCGACCGGACGAAGGGGCTGGTCTACTATCTGACTCAGGCGTCAGATCTGAACGAGGCTGGCATCTACTACGTGCAGCCGGTGATCGAGATGAACATCGGCCAAGGGACCAATGCTGTGTGGTATGGCGAGACGGACACTTTCGAGGTGTATGAGGCATATGCGTAGTGAACCTCGCGTGGTGAGGGACATTGATGGCTGTGTTTCGGTGCGCTATGCCCTCTTGGACGGCAAGCGAGTGAAGAAGATTGCCCCGATGCCTGTGTCGCCCGAGGCGCCCAGCTTGCAAGACCTGCAGCGTGTGCTTGCAGACATGCGCGCAGCGCTGGCCAGGCCGATTCTCGACGAGAAAGACTTCTCGTAAAGGAGTTGACAATGAACAGAGGAGTTACGTTCCATCAGGGCGCCACCTCTCCTGGAAATGGTCGGGCTGAGGATGTCAGCCGCATGGCCGAGGTGGTCATCCAGATATCCGGCATTGTCGCTGGGGTTGTTGTCTTCGAGGGCACCACTGACGATGCCAATTGGGTTCCTGTCCAGGGGATGGATTGCTCAAGTGGTGAAGTTAGCAGCGGGACGTCAGCTGACGGGATGTTTCGAGTATCAACCGTCGGACTCTCGAAGCTACGTTGCCGCATTGCCTCGCTGGGAAGCGGGGTTGTTACTATTGTCGGACGCGGCGCAAGATATGGGTCTGGCATGTCCCTCGCGCACATAGCCGAGAACGGTCTTCTCAGGAAGATCTATCAGATACTGGTGCGTCCGACCACCTTGGATCCCATCACTGGCAAGCAGCGCGTTTCCTTGGCTGGTGAGACACTGCCGACCGTATCGACCGTGACGACTGTATCGACTGTGACAGCTGTCACGGCGGTGAACAACGTGGTCAGTGTGGGTGGTTATGCGGCCGGCCCCACTCAGATCTACGCCACTGAAAAGATGGCGTGGGCAGTCAACATCAGATCTAGAATTGCATAAGGAGAATGCAAAATGCCAACTACATTGAGTTTCAAGGACAAGATTGACAAGCCGGATTGGCGGCCGCTGTCGATCACTCCAATCGCCAATGCGGCAGGGATGCAGCTGGTATGTGATCTTCGTAACGATGCGTCCAGAGACCCGTGGCTGTGGGGGTTCGCCGCAACGACCTATCTGCTCAAGTATCTGACGCCCAATGATGACTGGATTCAGACGCAGGCATTTTCGGCCGTGGGCGGGGCGATTGCCGCCGGTTCATTCGCTATCTTCTGCCCCTCGCATGGCCCAACAGGGGTTGTGGGTGGAACGCCGACAACCACCTCCTTCACTCTCGCAGCGCTTCCAAACAGCGCGCAAGTTGGCGAAAACGCGCTTGCCGATAACGGAAGTGGCGTCGGCTACCGGATTCGTGTTATTGGGAGTGGATCCGGTGGTAGTGGCAAGGTCGAAGAGCGAACAATCATTGCGAACACGGCCGGTGCTACTCCGGTGGTGACTCTTAACGCGCCACTGACGTTCACGCCACTAACAACCGATCGCTACGAATTGCTGTCCGGGCGTGTCTACCTGCTGGGGTCCGGCACGACTGCTGCCGGATTTTTCAGGGCGTTTGACGTAGCAACCGGCACCCTCAGCGGCAACCTGTCTATAACCAACCTGGGCGCCACCATTGCTATTGATACTGGCGGTGTGATGCTCGATGAGCTCTATGTCCCGCACAACAGGTTGCCTGGGCAGGGGTTCTTCGGGGTGCTGACAGCCACGGCGATGGCAGCTGGCACACTGACCGGACACTCCTCCGGCGGCGATGCTGGTGTGTTGGCAAATGAGTATCGCAACTTCCAGATACGGATTGTGGAAGACACTACCACACCGACTGCGGTGGGACAACGGCGCAAGATTGCTTCGCACACGGCCGGGGCATCGCCGGTATACACGCTTGCCTCCAACTGGACGGTGACCCCATCGGCCACAGCAAAGTACGTCATCGAGCTGAACAATGACTTGCTGCTGTGGACCAACAACTTTGTGGTGACCTATTCATATGCTGCGGGTGGGTTTGCTGCGGATGCGAGCTGGGCCACGGCTGCGGCCAGTGGGGGCGCCACACAGTATGCCAACCCACCGGCTGCGCATGGCGCGGGCGTGTGTGCGGAGAGCTTGTTCTCCATCGTCCCTGATGCGGCTAAGAATGCCCGTCATAGTTTCATCTATCGCATTCGCGGCGGTGGCAGTGCTGTTTTCGAGCGGTTCAACATCGCCGGCGGCGCCAACGGTGTGTGGTCCACGCTGACGTGGTACGGAAACCAGCTTGGGCAGAATATGACCACAGGCACGTGGTCTGCGCATGACCCGATTGGCAGCCAGGGCAAGTACTTCTACGTCTGTGTCAACGGCACGCAGCGTATCATTCGTTTCAACATGCTCACCTGTCAGTTCGAACCATGGGCATATATTCGGTTTGCTCAGGGAGCGGCCACGGTTGGCTGCAAGGGGGCGACAGCAGCGTTCCTGGATAATGGCGTCGTTGTCCCGATTCTGTATCTGTGGCGCAGCACCGGGCAGGAGGTCTTCGATTGCATATTGCAGCGCTAAGCGAATCTGAATAGCGGAGAGGGCACTATGGTCTATCCCGGAATCTGGGTTGCGAATGGCATCCCGACTGATGTGAACCTGATGTATAGCTGGTCTCCTGGCACGGTGGTGTGCTTCGTGGACTACCTGAAAGCAAACCAGGTGTGGGAGTACAAACTGAGGCGACCGGAGGCCCAGGTCGTCATCCGGTTCCAACATCCCATGAACTGGGCGATTGACCGCAGACAGGCGGCCATCAACCATGCCAACTACGTCGTATCCAAGTGGAACGAGATCAAGACGTTGGACCCGTTCGTCTACTTCTGCAACGAGATGAACCTGCACTACGAGAACGGCGACCCCAATCCGGGCAATCAGCATCTCTACACAACGCCCGATTTCTACCGCCGCTACGCCGAATGGGTGACGATCTGTGCGACGGAGATCAAGAACCGCGTACCGGATATGAGGTTGGTCTGCCCGCCTTTCGCCTATGGCCACCGTGAGGACGGCGCGCCGGACGACAGCGGCAACCCCAAGGAGGGATGGGCGGGCTACGACTACCTGGCCGGGACGATCAGGACATTGTTCGACAATACCATCTGCGGTCACTACTACTGGGGGGATGCCGGTGGGTGCATCCCCGCCCGGTTGTATGACCCGGTTGAGTCATCCTGGCATGCGTTCCGCTGGCGTCGGTTGCTCAGAATGTTCCGGGTGCGGTACGGCATCTCCGCCAAGATGCTCATTGACGAGTGTGGCAACTTCCAGACCTGGCATCCTGATTTCACCGGGCAGTGCGAGTACTATGCCCGGGAGTGTCTGAGCGACCCGCGGGTGATCGGGTTGGCGTTCTTCTTATGGGAAGACCCGACTCGGAGTCCGGGGAACGAACCCAACTCGTGGCAGTATGTCAAGGACTTGCGGGCGCACGTGAGCGCGATGGGCAAGCTGGATATCCAGAGCGCCCTGACCATTCGCGTCAGGAAGATGGATAACTCCATCGAGACGATGCCGGTCGAGGAATACCTCCGGGGTGTTGTCCCGGCTGAGGTGTTTCCCTCCTGGCACATGGATGCGCTCAAGGCGCAGGCGGTGCTGGCCCGGAGTGTGGCTATGGCCAGGATCGAGAGGCCGCGCGGGAGCACCTTCGACATTTCCGAGACCGATCAGGTGTATCGCCCGGCGAGAGTGCATACGAGGACCGACCAGGCTGTCAAGGAGACGGCGGGGGTGTTTCTCGTCGAGAACGGCAAGCCCTACTACGCTTCCTACGTCTCTTCGTGCGGGCGGAAGGATTGCCCCAATTGCAAGGGGGAACCCGGACACAAGACAGAGAATAATCCCTCCGGCCTCTGGCCGGGGAGGGCATGCCAGTGGGGCTTGCAGGAGATGGCCAAGAGCGGAAAGCCGTGGCAAGAGATCGCCACGTACTACTATTCCCGATCTGTTACACTCAAGGAGGACAGCATGGTACCGATTGCTCCAGTTGACCCAAAAGTGATTGATGCCTCGGCGATGCGGAACACCTGGAATGACCAGGGTCTCGTCACCGGGGCGGTGGGCCGTGTCATCGCGGCAGATGTGGTGTGGCAACGCTGGGCGGCGCCGGGGACCGTCCGCTCCCCGATTGTTCCTGGCACGAAGTACATGAAGGTCATTCACATCGCGTGCATTCCTGAGAGGCCAGGCGGGGCAACGCCACAGAATATCTGTGTCGAGTTCCGCGACCTGAACGGCCAGCGCAAGACTGTCCAGGACTTCTTCCTGGCGTGGCCGTCGTCCAGGCTGGCGGCCGAGCACTGGACGGTCCAGATGTTCGATGGGGTGAACACTGGCGCCTACCCGGGCGGGTATGGCGAAGTCCCGATGGGTCGCAACTCGTTCCTGAATGTTCAGAACGGTTCGGAGACGCTGGGACCGTACATCCTTGGAGCGCACAACATCCCAACTGAGTATGCCATCCTGGCGGGGCTGATCAACAACCGTCATCATGGCATGTTGGTCATCTTCCAAGAGATGATCTGGCAGCCCGGTGTGAGCGACAAGCCCGATGTGACTACCCCTGGCTGCAACCTGGGCAGTCTGCTGGTGGCGATTGGCAGGGCGATGGGGGGTGCGTGATGGCCACCGCTGCACAGCGTAAGCAAACCGGCTTTCGCGATGGGTCGTATCCTGTAAGCACCAAGTCACAAGCCCTGAGTGCAATTCGGTTGCGGCATCACAGTGATGATCACAGCGCTGCGGCTGTCTTGACTCATGTGGCCCGCAGTAAGTGGGGTGATGACCCGGAAGTCCGGGCAGCCATTGAGGCTGCTCGCAAGCGGGACCGAAAAAGGTAACCCTCTGTATGTTGCGGGTGTAAGCGCTTAGCCAACGCCGTTTCTGGAATGAAAAAAGGGGAGACGGCCCTCCCGTGATTGTGGGAGGGCCGTCTGGTCTTCAGCTCTTGAGCAATGCCTTGAGCTCTTTCCCTCTGGCCCTCAAGGCATCCTTGTCTGCTGTGTCCAACCAGCCCTGATCAAGTGAGACCTCAGTCCCTTGAGTCTTCAGAGTCTCGATCAGTGAGTTGAGCGCATCGACAATTGTGTCGCGTTCGCGATCGCGGGGTGGGGCGCCTGACAGCCATTCAAGGAGCGCCTGTGAGATTTCCTCGCCGGGTTGGTAGTAGCGCTGGTCACGCAGGGCCTTGCAGCGTGATTTGGTGACCACGGCATTGTTGACCACATCAAGCTGCAAGACTACATCGAAGAGGTACTCCACATCGTCGCGCTGGATGGGCTTGAGACCCAATTTGATAACCTCGGTTCTCGCCTTCCCGTTGCGGTCCACCTGCTCGATCGCGTACTCGATCTTGGTGCGCAGGGTGGCAAAGACGTGGATAGGGGCGGCGAGGATGAGGTCCATCAACTGGTTCTGGATAGGCGTCACGTCGGCCCACGCGGAGAAACTGCCGCCACGTTTCTGGCTGCCAATCGTGTCCACCATCTCCAGGGCGCCACCCTTGCCCGCCCAGGCGTGCGAGAGTGAATCGATGATCAGAGTCCCGTAGCCAGCTTTCACCGCCTCGTTGATGGTGTCGATGTAGGTCCGTGGACTGAATGAGACTAGTTCCTGGACATCGAACTTGAACTCGTCGGCGTACTTGGAAGCCGACCCGTGCTCGGTGTCGATCACTGCGATGGGCACCCCCATCCCTGTGGCGAGTCGGAGTGCGGTGTAGGTCTTGCCGCTACCAGGCGGGCCGAGCAGCACCACCTTGGCTTTGCTTTCCTCTTTCACTGCTGGTTTGAACATATCTCTCTCCTTATCTTGCCCCTCAGGGCAACTACTTCTTGGAGCATGGGGTTGGATTGGATCAACTCATCGTGGGAGATGTGAGTGATCTCCCAATTTGCATAGCCGCCGAGGAACCTGCGGATATCCGATTCTCGACGAGAACCCGCATCCTTGTGGTGTTGGGATGTCCAGACAAATGTCAGCCGCTCGCTCTTGATGATGGTGAGCACCCCGCGCAGCAGCGCGGCCAGCCCCCTGTCTGTCTGATTGACCGTATCAATCCACTTCCGCAGGGTCATCTGGCAGAATCTCACACCAGCACAGCTTGTGGTAGAGATGACAGGGTATCAGCCATCGACAGATGAAGCAGCTGTCTGTGGTGATCTCTGGTCGTGAGGGCAAGCTCAGTGTCTCGATGAGCTCTGCGATGCGCTCTCTGGACATACCCAGTTTCTCCGGCAGGTCTTCTTCGTCGGTGCCATAACAGATTTCTATGAACTCGTGGACCCTCATACTCCTATTTCATCGCACGTTGGTCGGACAGGGCAATACCCACACAGCCAGGCGTCACTGGGGCGTACCATAGGAGGAACTTCGTTGTTTGCGTAGGCCATGGCCAGAATACGTGCGCGCTCCTCGATGTAGCTCTTCACCTTGACCTCCGGCCATATCTTGACTGGACAGACCACCACCCCGTTATGCTCACCATGTTTGGCGGGGCCAGTCAGGTCAATGTAGACGATCTGCAGGTGTTCGGCCTCGAATGAGTCACCGATCTCATTGTTGGCCAGGAGATAGCGGTAGATGTTGACCTGGGCTTCGTGGTTGCCGTAGGGGAGGTTGGCGATTTTCAGCCAGCGCGTGGTCTTCCAGTCGCTCAGCACTCGGTTCTTGATGTCCACATGGTCCACGTGGCCGGTTACCGTCACCAGGTCTTTTGTGGTCCAGGCGACCGGAACCTCGACCCTATCGTTGTCGGTGATTGCGCATTCCAGCAGTGAGTGGGTGAAGGTACCCATCATCAATGGAAGCAACCCGCCCGGCTTGTCGTAGTACTCGGTTGTGTACTTGAGGTAAGCCCCCCGCAAGCAACCAGTAAGCTGGGAGGCACTGATGGCCGCGTGCTCGCGAGCGGTGTAAGCCTGCATAGCCCGGAGCACAAGTGGGGGGAACCCCTCGCACTGACCTTGGAGATCGGCCATAGCGATTGCCTCCCCCCAAGTGAGAGGGTTGCAGTTATTGTCAAAGATGCCTACTTGCATGATATCCTCCAGGGAATGTCATTCAGCGTGATTTCAAAGAACGGCTGGTTGTCCCATACTCCCCAACAGAAGACGCCACGGTGTGACCACCAGTTGAGGTCATCGGTGATAGCATCGAGGAAGCAGAACAGGTTAGCCCGCCAGCCGCGTTCGTTTTGGTACAAGAGGAACCACTTGAAGGACGGGAAACGCCGCTGTTTCCCATTCTTCATGACCGGCCGCTGGTCACGATGGTCGTGAACGTAGCAGTGTTTCATGCCACCCCGTATCGTTGTGGGCGTTGTTCGTTCTTGGCCATCTTGTCCCGGATAGCTGTCTCAAGACTGATGTCTCTCTCGGCACACAGGAAGTCGAGGACTGCAAAGATTTTGTCTGCTCCCCTGATATGCCCCTTCTTGCGGTAGGTTTGCGCCATCTGGGCAATGTGCGCAAACAGATCGTCCGTGCGGCTTTCCTTGACCGGGAACCAGACTGGCACCTCGATGCCTTGGATACCAAGCAGGTCGAGCAGGACGATGGCTATGTCGGCCAGTTCCTCGATGTACTTGTCGTCCCGTGCTCGACAGGCTTCGTCGGCCTCGATGAACAGGTGGTTGAGTTGCCGGAACGTCAGGCACTGGAGTTGGGTGAAGGGCATGGTGTGGAAGCCCTTCTCGTGGATGACTTGATACACGTAGTCGCGCAGCTTGTTGTCAATCATAGATCGCTCCTAGAACATAGACTCCTGCCCCCTGGCGATTTTGAGGCAGGTCTCGAAGTTGTCGAATGTTGCTGCCAGGATGGCGTGGTTGACCCGATTGGCTTCGACTATCCACAAGTGGTCGTGTTCTGCTGAGTACTTGCGTTCCTGGATTGGCACCTTCTTGAGATTGGCAAGAGCGCCCTGGAAGTCATCGCACTTGCCAAAGTAAAAGCGGTACTGGTCATCCTCTCCATTCGGCTTGCGCACGAGTTGGAAGTCAGTGAGCAGGTTCATGACTCTCCTTGTAGAACCTTCCAGTTGGTTTGTGCCAGATACACTTGCCCCTCCCAGTGGGGCCGTGTCGGTTCTTGCCGATGTGATATTCCATGGGTTCAAACCCATTCTTGTAGCCCGACTGGGTTCGTTCCTTCTCTGTCATGTAGGCAAAAGGCGGATAGGTGAATATCACTGCATCTGAGTTCTGTTCCAAGGTGCCTGACTCACGTAGGTCTGATAAGAGAGGGGCCTTGTCGGCACGTTTCTCGATCTCACGGCTGAGTTGGCACCCTTGCACGATCGGGCAGTTGATAGTTTCATCGAGTGTCATCAATTTCACTGCTCGGGAGACTTCACTGACTTCCTCCTCACGTTTGCCGCGGGCAGATGTAGGATTGACCAGTTGGATGTAGTCGACGAAGATGGCGCCCAGGGAGGCCCCCCATTCCCGTTGGGCTGTTGTCTGGGTGCGACGGATATGAGACTGGAGTGACGGGATGTTCATCCCGCCGCACTCGATGTAGATGGGATAGTGGCCATCGACAAAGTGTCCCAAGACTTCCTGTACTTGCTCCATATCTTTGGGCAAGAGTTGCTCGGGGTTCTCGGCGAGAACCTTGCTATCCACCTTGGCCTGGTAGGCGATCATCCGGTTGACGATCTCACTGTAGGACATCTCCAGCGAGTAGAAGACGACTGGGGTCCTTTGTGTGGCCAGAGTCATTGCCCAGGCGATCATGGTCTGCGTCTTCCCGCTGCCCGGTCGGCCGGCCACAGTAACCAGCCGGCCAGGCTGCAAGAGAGACCCGACGATATCATCAATGGCTGGCATCCCGGTCTTGAAGCCGCGTGTTCGTCCCGGATTGGCGATCATGTCGGCCAGGAAGCGGGCATACTCTCGGGCAACTTCGGCGATGGTCCTGATCGTGGTCGGCATGTCGCCGCGTATGCGCACTACGCCGGCCTCAAGCATGGCCATCACCTTGTCGGGTGGGTCATTGGCGGTGGATGCGATGATCGAGGCTGCCAGTTTGACCAGTTCGCGAGTTTGATAGGTATCGGCCACCAGTTTGGCGTAGGAATCTACATTGGCGGCCGATGCATTGGTCATGTACTCGGGCAGACTACCAGCTGCATCCAGCCAGGTGCGGTTCTTGTCCTGCTTGAGGGTACGCTTGCTCAGAAAGTCCGAGAGTGTCACAAAGTCGATGGGGGTCCCGTTGTTGGTCAGTTCGACGATGGCTGAGTAGACAAGCCCTGCTGGTGTGGCAAACTTGCGGCCGTCCACTCCTAAGTAGTTGACTGCCTCAGGTAACCCGGTTGGGTCGATGAGCAATGCGCCCACTACGGCGCGTTCGGCGTCACTCATCGACCCTCCGATAGGTGTTCTGACCGGGTGAGATGTGGATGTCCAGGTGGTTGTAGCGCTGGAGCAACTCCATTTGGTCATGGGTGATCGTCCCGCGAAGGTCGTAGGTCACGATTGTCTCGACCTCGTTCCCGTTCTCATCGAGAATGTGGGCTGTGTGGCGGGTCGCTTCTAGTGTAGCTGGCGGGATGGGATTGAGGCGCAGCCCCTTTTCCAGGTCCTTGGACGATTGGGCCTCGGCTGCGATCTCAACGATCTTCTCAGCCATGGCCATCTGCTTGTCCTCCCCATCGACTGCTCCTTCCAACTCTTTCAGAGTTGTCTTGACATCCTCGGAGGTGACTTTGTAGTCGGGGTTGATGATGGGGCGGAGGAAGCGGATGATGCGGCGCCAGCGCGTCTTGGGGAGTTGTTGCCAGACCTCCCATTCGGACATCCCTGTGCGTTCCTTGAAGAATGGGAAGACGATCTGTTCCATAGCCAGCAGGTCGGAGGCTTCAGACTTGCTCATCCCGACCTCTTGAGTGGTCAACAATTCATCCAGTGAGGCAGGTTTGTCGGGGTGGAATGACCATAGGTCCCCCTGGGCCAATTTTGCAAGGGCCTGGCCGCGCAATCTATCGTGTGCAAATGTCACCGGGCCGGACAGGATACGAAGCTGATTGACCAGGATGGCTGCCTCGCGGGCCGGGGTGGTCTCGAAGTGTCCCCCCTTGACCATCTCTTCGGCTTGTATGCGGGCGCTTTGCCCCAGTACCCAGAGCGACTGGTTTACATCCTGTGAGACCAGTTCATTCATGCCAGAAACCTCCCTGCGTTGCCAGAATGTGATACCAGATACCGTATCCTCACATAGCATTAGCGGAACTCCCCGGCACTCGAACTGTTTGAGGATATGGATTGGGTGTAAACAATCATACTTTGGTCTCATGGTGTCCTCTTCGATTTGTGTTTATGTGGTTTGTATGTTACTATTTTGGTTGATAAGCGTAACAAGTCTCTCGTAATCGCCGACACGAATACACAACAGAGCATCGTCGTAGTCCATGCCTGGGCGATGCAACACGACTGCGGGGACTCGGGTATCGCCGGCATTCTTCGCCCCAGCGAGAATCTGTGCGAAGAAGTCCCGCCACAGGTAGGGGGCGATGCGTTTCTGGGACTTGACCTCGATGAAGAGTGCGTCGTTGGCCATGTCGCAGCCCTTGCGGCCAAGGAGGGGGATACGGGTGGTCCCCAGGCGTTGGGCGACCCCTCGCTCTACTGCCTTCCAGCGCATAGCCTGTCCTGGAGTTCGGTGAATGCTTCCTGGAGCGTTCCGTAGTCCTCTGTCGGCTGCCTGGCTGCCTCGATCTTCTTGGCGGTGTACTCTTTCAGGACCACAACTAGGTAGCCGGTGAAGGAAAAGCTGGCGGACTGACGGGCGCAACGTACCCTCTCGGCGATCTCACTGAAGTCAGGTTCGACACCGAAGTACTTAAGTCGGGAGAGACAGTGTTTATCAATGATGTGGTACAGCAGTTTGAACAGCTGGAGTTGATTTCCGAAGGGATCGGTCACCCCAGCTGCAACGAGTACTTCTCTGGGAAGCATCACTCCTCCTAACCAAGTGGTGCGGACGTGAACCATTGTAGCATGTGGTTGGAACAGTGTCAAAAGGAGGCCACTGTGAGCACTTTTCAAGAATGGTTGACTGAGTTAGTGGAAAAGGCCGGCGGGTGGCGGCCGGCGGCGGCTAAGTGTGGGCTGTCGCATGCCACCCTGTTGCGTGCGGCCGGTAGGATGGATGGGGCTGTTAGCCTGGACACGCTGCAGGCGATTGCCAGGTGGGCGAATGTGCCATTGTCGTATGTGCTGGAGAGGTATGTTGGAGACACGCACCCTGACATGCACATCGTTGCCAAGGTCGAACAGCTGCGCGCGGAGCACCCTGAGCTGGTGGATGTTCTTGACGTGGCCGCCAAGTTGGACGAAAATACCTTGCGGGAGGTGCTGGCCTACATCAAGTTCAAGATTATGCAGAGGGAGGGACGACTATAA